GCGTTATCACCAGCCCGAATAGCAGACTGCGTGCGTGCAAGAGCATCAGCATTGGCTTCGGCCTCCAGCTTTTGCCGGGCGTCTCTCCGGCCTTTGCCATAAACAGCGGCGATGGCGAGGAGGACCCCGCCAACCGCTGACACAAAGCGCCCGATGGGCGAGAACAAAAACCCAATCATGCCCCCTCCTCGTCAAGCCTCTGCTTGCGGAAATACCAAATAGCGCCCGCAGCCACAACAATTACGAGACATACGATAGCTGTCGTACTCATGGCAGACAGGATGTCACCTCCCTCTTTCACGATAGGCATGACCTCCTGAACCACAGCAATCGCGCCCGCACCACCAGCAATGACAGCGCCATTGGCCTCTTTGGACTGCACGATGCTTTTCTTGGGTGCCGGAGCATCCGGTTCCATACGAGCTTCTTCCACCGGAATGGGCTTCTCGGTGTCCAAACCGCGCCAGAGTTTTACTTCTGCGCGACGGCGGCGAACCAAGCCCGGAAGCTCTTTGCCGCCGCCACGGGTCCATTTCATGAACTCGGCGGGAACTTCATCAAACTTTTCTGCGTTAACCTTCTTCAGCAACGTAGACTTAGCAAGCGCGCCAACACCAGCGTTGTAGGCAAAGTCCACCAGCGCATCAAACTGGCCCTGCGTAAGCTCCACTTTGACGAGCTTCTCGACACCGGCCTCGTACTGCACCATGTCACGCTTGAGGATAGCTTCGGCTTCCTCCTTGGTGATCTCCATGCCGGGATTCACGGTGGGCGCGCCAGCCGCAGAAGTGTGGCCGTAGCCAATAGTCCAGACAGCCGCCGGGCACTTATATGCCTTCAGACGCAGGCCCTCAAACTCCTTGACCAGCGCCAATCCATCTTCAGACATACGCATGGCACAGCTCCTATTTGGTGATGTTGAAAGTCAGATTGGCGTGATCCGGGTAATTAAGAAGAACCTCACCCTCTGGGCATTTGTACCTGATATGAGCCAACAAAGTGGCCCTTCCGGGTGCTACTCTATTGGAATCCTCAATGGTTATGGTGTAGCCAAACTTATCCACCTTATCATTAGCTGGACCAGAAAACTTGGCTATGGATGGGTTAGCTTTGTGGACAATGTATCGGGAGTCGCGAACCTCCAGATAGAACTGCTCAACCGAGCAATCGTCCCTGATCTTTCGGCGCGCTGCCACCACGGCAAACTCACCATTGGCGGGGCCATCCGTAATGCTGAAATGCTCCGCCGACCACTCAAGGATCGGCTTTCTGAACAAGCCAAGCTTATCTGAGGCGGTATAACCCCCGCCAACCATGGCAAAGACAGCCGTGACAGCGCCAACCGACTTAGTGATTCGGTCAACGTCGAGGCTCATTTGTCTGCCTTTCTGTCGCGCAGATCGTCTATTTTGCGGAATATCTCATTGCAGATTTGCTTAATTTCTTGGATGTCATGCCGGAACTCCTCCTTGGCGACGTAGACTCGCGGGAGTTCCGACTCAATCTTATGCAGGTCTTTACGCAAGTCTTTGACGGCATCCCAAAGTTGCCGCCCAAACCAGCCAAGACCAGTAAGGATTATTCCTACAGCCAAGTTTATGAGGGACTGGGGGTCCACCGTTTCATGCCGCTTTCTCCCCCTGCGCCTGAATTGCGTTGAGAATATACTCTAAATTTTGTCTCAAACGTAAGTCGTTAGGCTCCATCTCAGCCGCAATTTTTGCCTGCTCAAGGGCAATGTCTTTTAGCCCAAGCCGCCAAGCAGAAATGCTGGCAAGATCGTGCGCCCAGTAGCCCCAAACCGCCGGGTCACAGGTATAGACAAGCTGTTTATCCTTGATCTTCAGCGCACGCATGGAGGCGGCGAAGCACTCCTCCCAACGACTCTGGCGATACATGAGCATGGCAAGCTCGCACCACGGCTCGCGGGTATTGGGGGCCTCGCCAGCGGCCATGTAATACCACTTCTCAGCCTGCACTATGTCGCCAGTCTCAGCGTAGGACTTACCCATGAGTCGCATGGCGTAGCACCGCTCGTTCTGATTGCTGGCGGCGTTCATGCCCAGATAGGTCGTCAACGCCTTCTTGGCTTCCTCCCAGCGGCGATAGAACGTCAACTCGCGGGCATAGTAGAAATAATGATGCGGATCGGTGGCGTCCTCTTTGACAGCCACCTCCAGCATTTCCATGTATTGACCACGACTTTTGGTCGGGTCCGGGTGATGTGACACGAGCAGGTGCGGACACCATGCCGTGACATGCTCCACGCGCCCATCAATCCGCAAATCCTCATGGCAGGGGTGGTGCCAGTGGTAGCCGTGACGGCTGTGGATTTTGCGATAGGGGAACCGGATGTTGTGGCCCCAGTCAAAGTAGTACCACAGGTTCGTAGTCTTACCGGGGACCCAGACACGCTCAATCTTGTCTTTCCAGCCCGGCTCTAAAACCTCGTCCAAATCCAGCGATATGCAAATATCAATAGACCGGGGAATAAGAGCAAGAGCAGCATTGCGAGCGATGTCAAAGCGCCAAGGGTTGACGTAAATATCGTGGACCTTTGCGCCGCACTCACGGGATAGATCAGCCGTCCTATCAGTGCTTCCAGTGTCAGCAATGAGGACAAGATCAGCCTCTTTGGCAGACTCGCAGAACCGCTGAACAAATTGTTCCTCATTCTTGCTGATGGCGTAGACGCAGTAAGTTAACTTGATCTCAAACGGCGAGTAAACATACACGCCGATCTCACCGTCAATATAAGACCACGTAGGCTTGCCAAAGCACAGTTTAACGTCGGCGTCAGACCAATTGTCAGTAACATGGGCCTCGTGGGGGTTGCCCTCAAACTCACCCTGCGGATACTTGCCAATAGGGATGCTGATGATGACAGTCGCAGCCCAACACTTGGCGCGGCGGACAAGAGCCTGTGCCTCGTCCTTCTCCATATGTTCAAGAACATCGCCAAGGAAGCATACGTCAAAGCGCTGATCTGTGTCCCACGTTCTGGCATCCGAAATATGCAGGTCAGGATACAGCTTATTAAGGCCATACTTCTCAACGTATGGCTCCCAAATCTCAACGCCTGTCCATTTAATTTTAGGGAATAGCTTGGCGTAAGTACCCTCGCCAACGCCAATGTCCAACGCAGTTTCAGGCTGCGGAATTTTGGACATAACCCATTTGATGCTGGCTTTGCCAGACTGAGAGCTAAACGGCATGTGACCCCCTTAGTGCCGGTTTAGAATGTATAAGTCGCAGGCATAGTAGTAATAGTGCCAGAAGTCGGCGTCATGGTTCCGCCTGTCTGGAACCCAACACCCCACACATATGCGTTGCCACCTACGCGAGCCAATCCTGTCGCCGGACCATAAGGCCCAACATAACGGATGCCGCCACCCATAATAGCTACATCGCCAGCGGAGACAACAATCCCATTGTCTGTGCAGCCCCAAGCATCGCAGTGAATCATGCGGCTGCTGCCAGACGTTGAGAAGTAATATCCGTTTTGTTGCGCTGCGGTTTGACAGCCAACCAATGTCGTATTGGTGCTGCTGCCCGTGACAAGGAACCCAATGGAGCCGGAATAAGCACCGGGTGTATTGTCAGCACCACACCCGATGAAGGACATCTCATCAGGTCCGTTAACGTGATAACCTCTAAAATACCCGTAGCTGAAGCAGTCAACTACCTTGCCCCAGTCATTGAGATTAGTGAAGTAAAAAGCGTTGCCGCTTCTCTGAAGACGAGACGTTCCGCCCCCGCCCGCAATGGTGACAAACGGCCAGCAATGCACCCGCGCCAGACGCGAGATGTCTGCGCACTGGTCAATCCACACACCGTTGTTACAGTCAATATAGACATCCACCACTCTGATTCTCTGAGAGTTGGTGGAGTAAATGGCCTGATTGAAGCCAAGGATCATAGAGCCTGTGACAAACGCATCGTCATAGGAGCTAACTTGAATGGCCGTGCCAGAGAACCCAGAAGAACTACTTTCCGGGAATGACATGCCATAACGGTAGATGAGACAGCCATCAACGCCAGCGCCGCCTTGAAGCTCAATGGTGGCGCTAGAACTCAGAAGAATAGCGGACACGCTGCCATAGGGCGTAGAAGAGTTGTTGCCGGGGGTGCCCACGTACTTAAACGGACCTTTCAGGGTCACATTTGGCTTCACCGTCAGATTGGAAGCGATTCGGCACCGGAACCCATCAGGAATGATAACTGTACCGCCAGCCGCGCCGAGAGAGTTGATTGCAGACTGAAAGGCAGACGTGTCATCTGTTGAGCCGTTACCGACAGCCCCATAATCAGCAACGCTAACCCAAAATGAGGAACCGCCACCACCTGATGCGCCTGTCGGCCCAGTTGGGCCAACGGCACCAGCAGTGCCAGAACTTCCCGTAGGACCAGTCGGGCCCGCTACCGTAGACGCGGGACCCGTCGGACCCGTTGGGCCACCACCGGCAGGACCAGTTGCACCAGTCGGGCCTGTCGGGCCATCAATTCCATTAGCCCCTGTAGGACCTGTAGGACCCGTGCCGCCAGCACCGGTTGCCCCTGTTGGGCCTGTAGGACCAGTTGCGCCGACACCGGGTCCCGTTGGACCAGCCGTTCCAGTAGGACCGGTCGGGCCGCTAGTGCCGGTTGGGCCAGTAGGACCAGCGCCAGACGGACCTGTAGGACCTGTTGGACCAGTTGCACCCACACCCGGACCAGTCGGGCCAATGGAGCCCGTCGGACCTGTCGGGCCAGTTGTCCCTGCTCCAGTAGGTCCGGTCGGACCCGTAGGACCAGTGGGACCTGTTGCACCACCACCGCCGCCGCCCGCAGGTCCGGTGGGTCCAACAGCACCAGTTGGTCCTGTCGGGCCAGCGCCACCACCCCCGCCAGTAGCCGAAATCTCAATCTCACCCGGAGACGGGCTAGTGATTGTGACGTTGGTGCCAGCGGTTAGTGATCCGAGCGTGAAACCAGAACCATCGCCAATAAGCAGTTCGCCGTTAGCCGGATCGCGGCCTAGACGGATTTGACCACCAACAACTGATGCTTTGTCATTTGCCATTGGCGCGGTTCTTTAAAATGTGATGCTGCCGGAAGATGTCCACTTATACGTTCGGAACCCACCAGAAACAGTCACAGTGGGAGAGCCAGTTGTAGATGTGGCTGCACGATAAGAATCAGCGTAACGGAGAATAACAACGCCAGAGCCGCCATTTCCGCCAAACTCGTTATTGGTGCCACCGCCACCGCCGCCACCGGTATTGGCAGTTCCCGCCGTTCCGGCAACAGTATCACTACCCGTGCCACCGCCACCAATACCGCCTGCGCCGCCGTTAGGAGCGTTCACGCTACCGCCGCCGCCACCGCCAGCGTAGTAGCTTCCGTCAAAGGCTTGCAGACCCGCGCCGCCCGCGCCCGCATAACGCGGAGCCGAATCAATGTAGCCATCTTGACCGCCTGCGCCAGCGCCACCGCCACCGCCGCCAGCTTTGTAAGAACCATTATAGGCCGACCCAGAACCACCAGAGTTGCCCTGACCGCTAGTGCCGGACCCCGGCGTTGCGCCGCCGGGATTACCGCTAGAATCAGAACCACCACCACCGCCAGAACCGCCAGAATTAGACGCGAAACCATCAAAAGCATCCAAACCGCCAGTGGCAGCGCCACCACCGGTAGATGTGATGGTGTCAAAGACGGAGTTAGACCCGTTTGAGCCTTTGCCAGTAGAGCCGCCGCGTGCGCCACCCGCGCCAACGGTTACGGTATACGTCGAGCCTCCGGTGACGGAATAGCCGCTGGCCGTGCGATAACCACCTGCACCACCACCGCCACCCATGTCAGAGCCAGCTCCACCACCGCCTGCCACAACCAGATATTGCACGCTTGGCGGGGCCGGTAGCGGCGTCTGAGTCGCAAGACAGATTTGGTGGACTGCGGCCATTAGGAGACGCTTCCCGAAACCACGCAGGCAGTACCGCTGACAAACAGAATAGAGGCTACACCTCTGGAGGCCAGAGTGATGGTCGCTTTATCTGTGTCCGTGCCAGAAATGTACGCTGTCGTGATCGTACAGGTGATCGTGATCCCTGCCGACGTGTTGTTGTACAGCGTGACAACATCGCCGTTGGAAAACACAGAGTTGGGAATCTCAATAGACCCGCCGGTCCCCACGCCAATGTACTTACCAACATCTCCAGAGACAAGCGTATAGGAAGTGGTTTTGTCGGAACCAGACTGAGGAATAGTCGTCGGCCCGGTAGGTCCGGTTGGGCCGGTGAGGCCCGTAGGTCCAGTAGGTCCGCCAGCGCCGGTGTCACCAGTGGGTCCCGTAGGACCCGTAAGCCCCGTGTCACCAGTTGGGCCAGTAGGACCGCCTGCCCCCGTATCGCCCGTCGGACCCGTGGGCCCAGTCAACCCAATAGACCCCGTTGGCCCGGTCGGACCACCCGCGCCAGTGTCTCCCGTAGGTCCTGTTGGGCCTACCGTACCCGCCGCACCTGTGGGTCCGGTCGGCCCACCTGCCCCGGTGTCTCCGGTAGGTCCTGTCGGCCCTACGCCACCAGTCGGACCCGTAGGGCCACCAGCAGGACCGGTAGCTCCAGTCGGGCCAGTCGGACCATACGCAGCAGTGGTGGCTTCCCAGCCCTCACCGTTCCAAAGCCAAGTTCTGCCTCCATAAGCGTAGGTTTGGCCTATGGTCGGAGAGGATGGGAAATCAATCGCCATGAGTGGCCTCGGTCACGGTCAGGAGTTTGGTGGATACTAACATATTGGGCAGAAACCTCCACCACGACCAATGGTTTCTCGCTAGAACGTGATGCTGCCTGAGCCTGTCCAACGGTAAATGCGATACCCGCCAGAAACAGTAATTGTAGGCGACCCGGTTGTTGCTGTCGCGGCAGAATAAGTGTCGGCATACCGAATAATAACCACCCCAGAGCCGCCACTTCCACTATTGGCCCCGCCGCCACCACCGGTATTTGCCGTGCCGGAACCACCATTTGTGCCGCCACCGCCAGAGCCGCCTGATCCAGCGCCATCAGAGGTGGAGCCGTTTCCGCCACCGCCACCCGCGTAAGTTACGGATGAGCCAGTGATGCTAGACGATGACCCGTTACCACCGTTACCCCCGCCGCCGCCGCTATCCGTTCCACTCCCGCCTGCGCCACCACCGCCGCCGCCGGTGCGGTACGTTTCATCATCGCTCCCGCCACGCCCTCCACTATTACCTTGTCCTGACGTTCCCGGAGAACCATTCGCCTCTCCGCTGCCATTACCAAGAAATCCGCCGCCGCCGGACCCGCCAGTATCACCAGTATAATCGTTTGATGAGCCTCCATAACCGCCACCAAGACTTGTTATGGAACTGAAGACAGAATTTGAACCATTAGAGGGGCTTCCGGTGCTACCGCTTCCACCAGCGCCAACAGTAACGGTGATCGCAGAGCCGCTTGTTACAGCAAACCCAGAGGCAGTTCTATAACCGCCCGCGCCACCGCCGCCATATCCGGCTCCACCACCACCCGCCACAACGAGGTATTCAACCGTAGGAGGAGGATTGCCGGTTATTCTTGCAAAGCCCAATGCTCTGGCAGATGCTACGCCTCGCGTGACGATAGTGGGCATATTTGCACCTCACGCAAATTTAGTCTGCGAAGCAAAGACAGAGAACGTGGCGCTTCCCGTCTTGATGATCGTGTAAGTGTAGATGTCTACCGATGACGTATTACCGCTCGTTGGCGCGGTGCCGCCCTGCCACTTTGGAGTGACAGACGAGCCATCCACCTGCACAGCCGTATTGTAGTAAGCAGGCGAACCGTTGGTCACGAGAAACACTGCGGTAATCATCTGGCCGGTTGACATCAGAGTGTCCAGCGATGTGCCAGACGAACCTCTGAAATTGACCGTAAAGTTGCCGGATGAGTTGGTGGTGTAGAAAAGGGCGTTCTGCGTGGTCACGTCGTAGTTGATCGTGCCGGTTGCCGCAGTAGCGGAAACCGTGATGCTTTCTGCCACGTCAGTGAGAACCGCCGCCAAAGCGGAGGACGTGCCCGTGAAGCTCTGAGTGCCGGTAAACGTGTTGTTCGCCGTGGTAACGGGGATATTAGCCCCCGCCAGAGTGGTGGCCCCCGTCCCGCCTTTAGACGGCTGCAAAACGCCAGACGTGTTAGCGCCCGGAGCAAGATTGGATAGGTCGCGGGGGATCGTCATTGATCTCTCCTTAAAGAACTAGCTACTCAGCCGACCTGCGCCCGAATAACGTCAAGCATGATCTGCGCCTTTTTCTGTTCCGCCTTTTCAGACGCCAGAAGGCTCTGCAACTGATCTTTGAACGCGGAAAGATCAGACTGTTCCTGCGCGGACATGGCGGCAATACGCTCAAGAGCCAGCGTGTAGTTATCAATGTTAATCTGATAATGCAGGACTTCCTGCTCACGCGCCTCAAGAGCAGTTACAAGGATCGCGGATCGCGCGGCTACAGTGTCAACCATTTCAGTCTCCCGATTGTAGAGTTAAGCTGTGCCAAATGACACGCTAGTGCCAGTGCTGGGTGGAAGTGTAGAAGGATTAGCGTACTTAGTTCCAAAACCGGTTGCGTTGGACCAAGGATAAGCGGTGACAAATGGCGTAGTGCCGTGGGCAACCGCAATGGCCGTACCGGCTGCGTTAAACGTCACGCCAAAACCCTCGCCAGTAGGGAGGGTGGCGGGGTTTGAATACTTGGTTCCGAATCCGCTGCCAGACCACGCATAGGCTGAGACAAAAGTGTTTGTTCCATGTCCTACCGCCACAACAGTGCTAGTTGGGTTAAATGCAACGCTATCACCCGTTCCTGTCGGCAAAGTTGAAGGATTGGCATACTTAGTTCCGAATCCGCCACCCGACCAAGGATAGGCCGTGATAAAGGGCGTCGTAGTATGAGCAACTGCCACATGAGAGCCGTTCGGCGCAAACGCAACGCCATTTCCGGTTCCTGTTGGCAAAGTAGCTGGGTCCGCAAATTTTGACCCAAAACCGCTCCCGGAAAAGGCATATATGGAGATAAACGGCGAAGCGTTATGAGAAACCGCAAGTGCAGCATCGCTAGGACTAAAAGCTACGCCATTACCGGTTCCTGTCGGCAACGTAGACGGATTGGCGTATTTTGTTCCAAAACCAGCAGAAGACCACGGATAAGCGGTGATATATGGCGTTGCACCATGTGAAACAGCTATCGCGGAGCTATTAGAGTTAAAGTCAACGCCGTTGCCTAAGCCTGTTGGCAGAGTAGCTGGATTGGCATATTTGGCTCCAAACCCACCAGCTGACCAAGGATACACGCTTAAAAATGGGGTTGTTGCATGAGCTACAGCCAACACAGTTGAGTTGTGGTTGTAAGCAACGCCCACGCCTGTGCTTGCAGGCAGCGTAGCAGGATTTGCATATTTTGAGCCAAATCCACTCGCAGTGAAAGCATAGACGCTCACAAACGGCGTCAAACCGTGTGAGAGAGCTAAAAAACCACCCGCAGACAGGGTTGCAAACCCAAATCCTCTAGCTGATCCTGCGGCAAAGCTGATTGCGGTGGGCATGGAGCTACCTCACGCAAACTTAGTCTGAGAAGCCAACACGGTAAACGTAGCAGAGCCAGTCTTGATGATTGTGTATGTGTACGCATCAATGCTGGAAGCGTTGCCAGATGTCCATGCGGTGCCGCCCTGATATTTCGGCGTAACGGACGAGCCATCAATTTGAACGGCGCTGTTGTAGTAAGCAGTCGGCCCATTGGTAGCGAGGAAGACGACCGTGATGGTCTGCCCAGTTGCCATAGCCGTGTCCAGACTGGTCCCGCTGCTGGCGCGGAAATTCATCGTCCAATTAGCCGCAGCGTTAACCGTATAGTAGAGAATGGATTGGGTCGTCACGTCATAGGTGATCGTGCCTGTTGCTGACGTGGCGGAAACAGTTGTCGCCTCCACCATGTTTGTCACAACCAGACCAAGCGCCGACGTAGTGCCGGTGATAGTCACCTTATTGGCAAACGTGGCAGACTGATCCGTTCCCAACGTCAGCGCCGTAGTGCCGTTATTGGTCTGAAGCTGAAGCACGCCAGAAGCGTCGCCTGTGGAAATCAGGCCGCTTGAAGCTCCATTAGAGGCGTTGATCGTTGAAGGCATCTTAGACCTCGTAAGTTACCTCAACCCACGTTTGGTAGGTTGGAGAACCCGTAGATGATTCATCCCAATAATATGAATTGCCATCATTCGGGTACGGAATAGGTGCCTGCCACTGGCAAGTTTCTTCATTGAGAACCCATGAGGGGTAAGGCTTTGGCGGAATAAAGGCGTTCCTTACCGCGTCAAATGAAAACCCAATCCCAGCGTAGTTTTTGCGGAAATTGGCATTATAGCTGGTTTGCGCCCAAAGAGTTTCAGGGCCAAAAAGCGACTGACAAAACGCAATACCTTTAGCCTCGCTCTCAACTCCTTGCTCGTCCAACAATTCATTGTTGTTTACAACAATTACCTGAAGAACGACGCTGCTAGGGTCCAGTTGTGCAAAGTGAGCCATTCTATCCCCTCACGCAATGTAAATGCGGCCATCATTGCCGTTGGTGTCTTGAGAAGTTGATCCTGCGCCTGAAGTCCCGCGCTGCGCGTCAGAGCTGTTTCCGGGCGTTGCGTAGTTGCCAGTATACAAGGTACTGCTCGTAACGTAAGTGTTGTTTACGTATCCAGAGCCGCCGCCGCCGCCTGCGTAGTTAGTGCTAATTGGACTGCTAAAAGTACCGCCAGCGCCGCCACCAAAATAACCACCACCGCCGCCGCCATTATAGCTGCCGCCGGTTCCGTCACCACCCTGTAGCGCCGACCCATTAGAGGCCGATCCGCTGCCGCTAGGTCCGCCTGCGGATTGCGTCCCTTGATTGTTTACATCACCCGCCGCAGAACCCCCATAACCTGACTGACCGCTACTGCCGCCACCCGCACCACCATTGCCCTGATTGGTGCCAAAAGAATATCCATTTCCGCCGCCGCCGCCTGCCATAAGGACGGCGTTGCCTTGGGTTTTGGAATTGCGGAAAATGCCAGTGTAACCAGCGCCGCCGCCTGCGTTTTGCGAGCTTCCTTTGCCGGGTCCACCACCGTTGAAAGCTGCCGCAGACGGATTACCGTACTGACCACCTTGGCCTACAGACAAAAGGTGCGTTGTTGAACCGGTAAAAGAAACCGTTCCCGTGGCAGCGCCACCGCCACCGCCCGTAGCTCCAGTGTTATTGCCTCGCCCGCCGCCGCCGCCCCACATTTTTACCGTGGCAGAAAAGGTGCCGGTCGGCACAATTGTCCAGTCCCCATACGCAGAGAGCGTCAACGGCCCGTCAGTGTCCAAGTTCCATGTAGATTTCCCCGCTACAGCCGGGGAGATCGTAAAAGACCTCACCGCCGCTGCGGTAGAAGAAGAAAACTGCATGTTTTTGGCGGCAAACATTACGGCGTATACCCCTGAACGTAAGTGCCATACCAGTTGGTTCCGTCAGAGATGAACGTCAAAATGTCCATCTTACCAGCGGTAGCGGTGATCGTCGGTGCGCCAGCCGTGGGCCATTTTACACCAGTGAAAGTCGCTGTGCCATTACCTGTGCTGGCGGCTTGCTTGAGAAGCAGGACAAATGATTTACCAGCCGTGGCGGTCGGCATTGTGAACGTGCAGGCCGTAGAGGCAGTAAGGGTCGCCGTGATGACCGTGCCAGCCGAGATCGCAATCGTCGCAGAACTTGTCACAGTACCAAGGGCGACCACGGTTTCCGTGTACGCGCTAACGGTTGGATTGGTCAGCGTCGGGCTAGAAAGAGTGGCACTAGAGATGGTAGACGAGAAGCCGGGCGCGCTGGAGCCATTGGAGACAAGCACCTGACCAGAGGTTCCGGCACCTGTGAAGGCAACATTAGCGCCATCGCCATAGCCAACCCCGCCAGCGGTAGGGGTGTTGCTGCCAACTATCGTTACAGGCATTTCTTACTCCTAGAACGTAATGGAACCGCTACCGGTCCAGCGATAAATGCGGAAGCCGCCAGAAACAGTGATTGTTGGGGAGCCTGTTGTTGATGTCGCGGCTGAGTATGTGTCAGCATAACGGACAATTACGACGCCCGATCCACCCGCCCCGGCGGCGACATCACTTCCGCCCCCAGCACCGCCGCCACCGCCGGTATTAGCTGTCCCGGCCTGACCTACAGTAGTTGCCCTTCCGCCATCTCCTCCACCACCAGAGCCACCGCTCCCCGCGCTTCCGGCATTAGCGCCACCGCCGCCACCACCTGCATAATTAACAGAAGCGCCACTTATAGAAGAAGAAACCCCAGAACCACCTGATCCTGCCTGATTAGAGGAAGCACTTCCTCCATTCCCATTCTTGCCGCCGCCGCCGCCGCCGTTTTCATCGGAACCGCCTCCATCATAAGGGTTCCCACCATTATTACCTTCCCCGCTTGTTCCAACGCCCCCTGACGACCCTGCTGATCCAGCTCCACCACCCGATCCACCAGCAAGCCCATTCGCGTTTGAGCCACTACGGCCAGCACCGCCGCCGCCGCCACCCGTGGATGTAATTGTACTAAAAACAGAATTACTGCCGCTTGAGCCTCTACCTAAGCTTGCGCCAATTGCCCCACCCGCGCCTACAGTAACGGTTATTGCTGAACCAGATGAAACAGCAAACCCGGACGCTGTTCTCATGCCTCCAGCGCCGCCGCCACCGCCAGCGTTTCCTCCACCGGCCCCACCACCTGCAACAACCAAATACTCTACTGTTGGCGGGGCATTTCCTGCATTGCCAAATTGACTACCAAGAAGAGCGAGGTGGATGCCGCTCACGAGACGTTCCCCGTAATCACGCAGACCGTGCCAGAGATGAACAGAATGGTGCAGACACCTCTCGTGGCGAGGGAAACGGTCGCCTTGTCAGCGTCCGTGCCGCCAATGTAGGCCGTGGTGATCGTGCAAGTGATCGTAATGCTGCCAGACGTGTTGTTGAACACCGACACCACGTCACCCGTTGAAAACGTCGCGTCAGGGATAACAATGCTGCCGCCGGTGCTGACCTGAATGAACTCACCCACGTCACCGGTAGCCAGCGTATAGCTGCTGGTCTTAGCCGATCCAGACTGAGGAATAGCGCGCAGTTTACCAGCCGAATCCGACACGACGCCCGTAAAGTTTGCCGCCTGTGCGCTGGTTAACGTCAGCGCAGTCGTGGTGCCATTAGTCTGGAAAACCAGATTGCCGGTCGTGTCGCCCGTGCTTTGCAGGGCGGTTGTGCCAGTGGTTCCCGCAGCAATCGTACTCATCAGATCACCACCCAGCGCTGTCCCGAGGAAATCGTCACTGTCGCCCCGCTGCCAATCGTGATCGGGCCGACAGAGATGCCATTGTAAGAAGTGGGCATCGTGTAGTTAGCCGAGATCGTTGTGTAGTTAAGAATGATCGCGTCGTTAGCCACCAGCGGCGAGAAGCCAGTGGGGCCGCTCGCGCCCGTAGGACCAGTCGGGCCAATCGGGCCAGCGCCGAACGTGTTCACAGAGATGGCGACAAACTCAACAATATCGCCAGCCGTACACGCCGTGGCAAGGACAACATCCGTGCCCGTGGTGGCCGTATAGTCAGAGCCATTTAGGAATACGCCGTTAACGTAGACCTCAATGTAGCCCACGGTATACGTGACCGAGAACGTCGTCTGACCGCCGGTAGCCGTGAAGGATGTGCGGGTGTAGGACGCAACGCCAGTCGGGCCAGTAGGACCCGTGGGACCAGCCGTTCCGGCTGTACCGGTCGGGCCAGTCGGACCCGCTACAGTAGAAGCGGCTCCCGTAGGGCCAGTGGGTCCAATATCACCCGTTGGGCCCGTGGGGCCAGCAACACCCGCAGTTCCAGTTGGCCCGGTCGGGCCGTCAACGCCCGCAGTGCCAGTTGGACCAGTCGGACCAGCGACACCAGTGGGCCCTGTGGGGCCGTCAATACCATTAGCGCCCGTTGGGCCGGTAGGTCCAGCCACGCCCGTAGGGCCAGTAGGCCCATCAATGCCGTTGGCTCCCGTGGGGCCTGTAGGACCAGATGCGCCCGCTACGCCGGTGGGTCCTGTGGGGCCATCAATGCCTGCGCTGCCGGTAGCGCCTGTAGGACCGGTCGGGCCAGTAGCTCCCGCGCCCGTGGGGCCGGTAGGACCAACTTGCAGGTACATGACCTGCATAACGCTGACAATGAGAGACGGGATGGCCGGATTAAGCGCCCCAATCGGCTCATGCTCAAGGATGATGGAGGCGTTGTCCGTCATCCATATCAGTTCAACGTAGTCGCCCGCTACGAACGTATCCAGATAATCCCATGCCGCCACAACATACGGCGCATTGCTTGGAACCGTCAGTTTGGTGTCAGAGCTTGGAATGTCCACACCGTTCTTGCGGAACCAGATGTTGACCGTCTGCCCAGAGCCGCCGCCGCCCGTGTTGTGGAATTGAGCGGAGAACTGAATGTCAAACGTGCCGCCCGCAGCAAACGTAATCCGCGAGTTTGACACGATAGAGATGTTAGTCGCGCCCGCTGTGTTGTTCAGCGTCATCGGCGTCGGTGTGTTTACCGTCGCCGTCTGGTCAACGTCACTGAAGAACGAGCCATAGCTGGCAAGCGCGCCGCCGGGGCCGGTGGGGCCAACTGCGCCAGTAGCACCGGTAGGTCCGGTCGGACCAGCCACAGTAGAAGCCGCGCCAGTGGGTCCGGTTGGACCTCCAGAGCCGGTAGGGCCGGAAACGCCTGTCGGGCCGGTAGGTCCAGTGGGACCAGCCACCGTAGAAGCCGCACCCGTAGGTCCAGTCGGGCCAGAAACGCCGGTTGGACCCGTGGGACCCGTGGAGCCAACCGATCCGGTCGGGCCAGTAGGGCCAACAGCACCGGTCGCTCCAGTGGGGCCAGTCGCACCCGTAGGACCGCTTGGCCCAATGAAGCCAGAGGTGTTGATCTCCACCCACTGCGCGCCGCTGGCATCAGAAATCCATGTGTACTCGATACCAGAATCAGTATCGAGCCAACGGTCGCCAACCACCGGGCTTAGTGGGGGAGTAGGTGATTCCGTATAGCTCGTGCCGCCGCTGGGGCCAGTCGCGCCCGTAGGGCCGGTAGCACCCCCAACGCCCGTAGGACCGGTCGGGCCATTGTTACCAGTCGGGCCGGTCGGGCCAGCCTGACCAACAATTAGAGCTAAGAACAGCGGAAGGCCGAAAGAAAATCCAGTGGTTCCCGTGCCGCCAGACGAGAAAAGGCTGACAGGATAGGTCCAATAAGCAGTTGGGGAGCCGGGGTTAACTGAAGTCGGCGCACCAGTAATCGTGAACGTCTGATAGTTGGCGCTGGCCGATTGGTCTTGAACAATAATTCTCTCGCCAATCGTCAGCAGCGAGAGAAAAATATCTACGTCAATGCCGTTATCGGTCAGATGGCTGATGTTAAGCTGCGTGGCCGACGTTTGGGTAGCGTTATTCCAGAGGATATATCCATCACCCGGATAGCCGCTGGTGGAAGCCGTATTAGCTTGAAACAGAAACAAGCTGGTTGAGTTGCCGGGGGTTCCGGTAGGACCAGTTGCCCCAGTTGGGCCGGTCGGGCCAGTCACGCCCGTGGGGCCGGTCGGACCAACAGCACCCGTAGGGCCCGTGGGGCCAACACCCTGCAAATCAGCAATTTGTTGAGTCGTAGCGCGGACGGATACGCCGGACTGAACAAGTTCCATCTCCTCCGTGCCATTCAGAGACACGGCAACGGGAAGGTTTGGAATCTGGATGTTAGCCATTTAACGGACCCGTCTTCGGAACTTGGTTGAAATTATACGGCAAGCCGGGGTCATTGCCACCAATATCGTCAGGCACAAATAGGCTCGTGCCCGGCTCTTCATTGAGGCCAAACGGGGGCTCGCCAGTGGTCTGGGTGACGCGGTTCTGGCTGCTCTGAGTGATTCGGTTCTGGGTGTTGCCCATGGGCAGGCCGGTAATGGGATCAATGTTGATCGCCACCGAGCCAGCGTGCGTCATGCTCCCCGTGGCATTGCTGGCAAATGACACCGTGTACGACCCAGAGTTGCTGGAGGCCGTGACAACATAGGTGCCATTGTACGTGGCGGGCTCCATGCCAGACACCACAATAGTGCTGCCAACGGTAATTGGAGTCAGAGACAACGGCACTGGGAACGTCAGCGTGGCGACAGAACCCGTGCCAGAGGCCGCAGAGACCTGCAAAACCTGACTGGATGTATAGCGGTTATTGGTTTCCGCCGTGACATAATCCTGAATACGGGCGTTCATGATGGGCGTTGGATCAGCCGGAATGATGATGTTCCGAAGCTGATTCTGAGGCACATCAAGGCACGTCTCGCATACCAAGATGCGGATGTTCATCAGGGCAGCGCCACGATAGTCAAACTGCCACTGAAGCTCATGGTGATTATACAAAAAGCCACAGCGGTCGCAGATGCCAAAGGCACGCGGGTTGGTAGAGCTTACCGATGCGCGACCGTGTGGCCTCACCTAAAGTACCCCTGAATTTGCGGAGAGATGTACTGAGAGACGTACTCAGTGTTCTGATCCGCAGCGATTTGATACGCCTCGTCAGCAAACGGCTTCATGATCTGGACCTTTTCAGGCGACCAGACCTGCGCTAGCCTCGTGGCAAGACCGTAAGCAAACGCCTCCAGCCACAGATACGGGATTTCAACCGTCTGACCCGCCGTGTAATTGGCATCCTGAAGACGCCTGACACGGTAGTACTTCAGCGTGGTTGCCTCGCCGCCATCTGGCACGGGCCAAAGCGTAATCGTGGGATCAAGCAGGCGATCAAACCAATACGTGGTTGGAAAGCCCTGCTGTTCTTTATTGGGATAGGACGCATATTCCGTGCGCGAGATCGGCAAAATAATACGGTCAGTATTAGAATTACCCTGCGCAATCGTGATGTAAGCGTCCAAGATCATGACGGTGTCGGCAGGCACGTTATAAGTAGACGTGCCCTGAACCAGCGGAACCGTTTCAAGATCAACAGCCCAAAGATTTACGCCTTGGTTAGACCACCTCGCCAGAAGCAGGTTGGTCGCCATGCGGGCCGTCTGCATATGTTCCTGCACGAGCGACGTGTTGCGCAAACCGATCAGGTTGTACGCATACAGGGTCAGCTCGCCCAAAGACGGATTGAACGTGTACGTCCCGCTGGTTGTCATCCGGCTCTCCTATTAGGCGGGGCCAGCCTGAACGACTTTAAGTTCCACAGTGCCCGTCTGACCGGTCGCCATGTAGATGCTGATGGCGCGGCAAGGAATGGTCATGCCAACAGCGGTGTCCGCCGTGACACCGGAAAGACCGGTGACGCTGAACCACAGAGCCGTGTCCTTGTCATAGCCGACAGCATTAGGATCATCCAAGGAGTACTGGATGCTGAACGTGGGCGTGCCAGCCGTGATATTTGCCGCCAGACCAAGGTTGAAAGGCGTCTGGAAGTCATCAACAGCAATAACCTCGCTGCGGCCTTCATCGGTCAGAGAAATAGTGCGGTACTGCATTTCAGCTTTCCTTTTTCACGCCGGATGGAGATACAGGCCAAGATTTCCTAGCGGGGCCAGTTTTCTTCTTAGCCATTGTCTCCTTCTGCGAGCTACTCATTGATTTGGCAGCAGCGGCAGGGCGACATGCCGGGTATGGCCTTTTGCCCTTTTCACCGGGAATCCTACCACATTCCTCACCAGTTTTCACATCACGCCAGTCTTCTGCGAACCATTTTCCAAGTCCGCCGCCAGACGCTTTGTTAACTCGGTTGTCATCACCGGACCATTTACCTCCATGCTGCTTGTACCACTTGGATGCCCAAGCATTGGCATAAGCAGACGGGTAAACGTCAAACTTGGCTCTGGCAGCAGCCTTGGCGCGGCCCCAAAGACCGGAGTTTTGTGGCTTTGACGCCATGTCAGCAATCCCACTTACGGAGGGCTTTGTTGATACGGCTGTCAGGATCGGCAGCTTTAGCCGAGCCAGTCAGCTTGCGCTTCATGCCGGTCATCCGGGCGCAGAAGCTATCTTTGCGGGAGCCGCCTTCTGGCTGGGGCCGCTTAATGTCATGGCCTTGGGCGCGGAGAGACGCGCGGCCCTTCTCATTCAAACCGCCTTCAGGGTTCTTGCCTTCTTTGCGTGTCCATGCGCCGGGCATCGTATCCTCCTAGTAAAACGGGGGCGCAATGGCCCCCGTTTCCCACTACTGAATGGGAGCTTTACTCAGTAATGGGAGCTTGCCTTGCGGGGCGAGCCCGAAGCGGCAGACGAGAACACACCGCCGCCAGCCTTACGGGGCTTGCGACCAGCGTTCATCTTAGCAGCCTCGCCATGGACCTTGCCCATAGCCTTGCCACCCTTCTTGAAGCCGTTGGTGCCGCCCTTGGCTTCCTTCACGACTTCCGAGTTAGCGCCAGCGTACACATCGGTCGGCGCGCTGTTCTTCATCACAACGCCACCGGTCTTGCGAGCATTACGACCCTTCATGATAGCCTCCAATGGCTAGTTTACGCCGTCAGGTTGCGCGCCTGAACGTAGGTAACAGTGATAACGCCGACGCCAGCGCCGGTGTTGGTGGAAGTCACAGCGATCTTGCGATCCGTGGTGCCAACGTCATTCCAGTTGCCAGCGCGGGTAGCGTCGGTGCCCGGAGTCGCCGAAAGCGGGCCAACAGCAACGCCGTCAAGCGCGCCAGCAGCCGTCAGGAACGTAGCCGAAGCCGTCGTGCCAACGCCAAAAGTCGTGGCAACGCCATCCCAAGCAGTCGTCACCATGACGCTGATGGAAAGAATCTGGCTGTTGGCGGGGATCACAATGGAGGTCGCGCCCGAAGCCTGCGTAACAGCCGAAGACTGAGCCATCACCACATAGCCGACGTTAGTAACGTCCGAGCCAAGAGTGGTGCCGCTCGTGTTCAGGATGTTACCGGCCTTGATCGGACCAGTAAACGTAGTAGCGCCCATAAGGCCCTCCTGCACGATGCGATCTTGTAGTCTGTGCAGCGTCCGCTAGGCCGGTCTACAAGATCAATTAGCCTAGATGAAAGGCGGGAGCCGTAGCCCCCGCCCTGTCAAAATTACGACGGGATAGCGCCGTAGATGGAACGCCAGTTGTAGTAGCCGAAGCTATAACGCTCGTAACCCTTAACCAGAAGGTTATCGGTCACAAAGTCAACCTGCATATCCGTCTCAAACTTGACACGCTCCATGTAGGAGAGGCCGTCAATGTTGGTGAGAAGGAACCAAGCCGACGCCGACGTGAGGAAGTCGTTGACCATGTAACCTTCCGGCAGGCCACCGGCGGTCATCATGATCGCGTTCACGTCGTTGTCCGCAGTACCCGGACGCAGTTCCGTCTTGGTAAGGCGGATAGCAACCGGTTCCAGAGCCGCCGGGACGATCAGCTTGCGGCCACGCGCGAACACCTTCAGACCAGCCTGATCTTTGAAGTTCGTGCGGATCGCGATCATCGCGTTCAGCAGGGTAGACTCGTTAAGCTCGTTGGTGGTGTAGTTGGAGATCACACCGCCATCAATCGGGTGATCCGACGCCACCAGCGCCTTGCCGTCACCGCCGACCGCAGCATTGTACGTCGTGGCCGTGTTAAGCACGTTCGCGCCGTAAATTTCCTTGGTCTGCTGGAACGACTCCATAAGGCCGAGGTTGCTGGGCGCAAACTGGGTCTTGTAGAGGTTGTCGTCAATCGCCTTGCGGGTGATCGCGTAGCCGAGAGCAATTTCAGTATGCTCTTGGTTGTACACGTAACGCTCGCCAGCGTTGTTATCAAAAGCAGTCTGACCGCCTTCAGTCTTCAACTGAGCAAGGCCCAAGAAGCGCATTTCAGCGGTACGCTCAAGCGCCATCTTGGAGTCATGCTTGGTGAAGATTTTGTCGTACTGAGACGGAATCTGCTCGTACTTGCCTTCAATTCCACGGAGGCCGGGGAGGAGAAGGTCTTTAATAGCCGAAAGATTGACAGCCATTGGTCCTTACTCCTCTTAAATGCCAGTGGCGTTCTTGGTCGTGACGTTGTTGAACGCCACAATGATGCGGTTGTACGCACCAGCCTCAGTGCCAGCCGAACCCGGAGGATCGGTGACGAGGCCCACGACACGGAAGGGAAGGGTGGTCGTCACGGCAGCGGTCGTAACGTCAGCAAACGCGCCCGACAGGCCGTTGGCGGTGTTGCCAGTGCCAATGTCAAAGCCAATGTTCAGGTTGACGGTGGACTGCGTAGCGCCAGTAGCGCCAGTCTGCACAACAAATTTGGCGTTCGGGTCATTGATGATGTAGCCCTCAACCGTCTGGCTGGAAGCAACATCAGAACCGGGCCAATAGTTGGACCAGACAGTGCGCTTCTGCGACACCGAGAGGTACTTGCAGCCGACAAACACACCAGCAATGCCAGCAGCGGCAATCGTGCCGTCGCTGCGCACCACGAGGCCGTTGGCGTCGGGCTCTACGGGGTCGCCGTAGTAAATGGCAGAAGCGTTATAAGCGATTACAACCGGGACCTGCTCATAGGTCGGAGCGGAACCATTGCCGCTGTACTGGCTAAAACCGAAAGGCGCGTTCGTATTCGCCATGACGGTGCCTCCTTTTCAGGAAGTCCCATCATGCCACACCGGGGGCACTAGGAACCGGGAAAGTTAAGCCTCCCACGCCGGGGGGAGGAAGCTCCCATACAGGAGCCATGCCGTGAGAATACACCTTAACAACATAAAGTAAAGGGCCACCCGTAGATGGCCCTTTTGTCATATCATTCCTTGGGAACAGGAATGGGCTCGTAGCCTTTGTTGATCTTGGGCCTGACCTGTGCGTGGTCGCGGTGCCCAAGACCACCTTCCGGCGGGCCATTAAGCTGTTCTTCCTTGGCGCGGACCTGATTGCGCGCCTTCCGAAGCTCAAGAGACCGCATTTCTTCCGTGATGACCGTCGGGCGTTCCATAAGGATCATGCCCTTACGCTCAATGGTGGCATAAGAGCCGGTAGAGGGCATCTCTTCCGGGTGGCGGTTGGCAGGAACTTCTGTCCAACCCTTCTGCTTCAGTCCAAGAATGTGCGTATGGTCTTCCGCGCCAAGCGTGGACTTGCGCTTCCACTCATAAGTCCAGCCATCGGGAGCGTCAGGCAGCGCAAACTCGTCAATACCGCCTTCCATATCGCCCAAATGACCGCGAATTTCAGCGGCACGACGCGCAGCAGCCGCGCGAGGGTCTTCTTCACGCATCGGGGGCCTCATAGGCGGACGCTCCATCGTCTCCACCGGCTCTTCAGCCGCCAGATTACGGGTAGGAAGCACGGGTTTCTGCGAATTGGGGCGACGACCACGCGGGCGCGGGGCGTTTTCAGCGTTGTTGTCCATTTAATCCTCCTCAGTGAACGCGATTGCGCTCTTTAATCATCTGACGGGCGTATTCTTCCTCAGTAACACCGCTAATCCGTGCAGCTTCACGCTGTTCCGGCGTCAACTTGACCACGTGCGGCTTGTTTCCGCTGGACGTAGAGGGCTGACGTGACACGGGAGCCGCCGGAGGCGACTGACGGCGCTGCACAGGAGCCGCCGCAACAGACATGGCGGGCTCTGGAGGCGCTGTTTCACTCTTAGAAATGCCCAATCTGCCTTCCACAAACCGGAAATACTCGTCCGATTCGGGGATAATGCCGTGGTCAACGGCGTCTTCATGGGCCCGCGCCATAATACGGAAAGACCGGGGGTCCTTCAGATTGTCACGGTTGTTCTGCAACCACTGAGCAGACAGCGGCGTGACACGCTGGATAAGGTCATCCACCGGTGACACGTTAGACGGAGGCGGAGCCACAGGCCGAACCGGAGGTCGGTTCTGCATTTCCTGAAACCCATGCTCCAGTTGCAGCAACTTGGCAGAGTTGTTTGACATCATCTCTTGGTATTCAGCGGCCTTATCGTAGTCGCCAATAGACCAAGCCTCTTTGATGTTCGCCTTCAGGATTTCCTGATCGCGCTTAACCGTGTCAATCGCGTTTTTGACAAGGTGAAGATGGGTGTCTTCCACCTCTGTTGCCGCCTGATTCGCGCGGGCAGCAGCCTCACGAGCCCGCTTTTCCGCCTCTTCACGGGCCTGACGCTCTGCCTGAAGACGCCGGTTTAGCTCCTCAATGGCCGAATCAGGAGAGACAGCTACTTTTTCAGGTTCAGGAGCCGGAGCTTCCGGCTCATCTTCAGCTAGAAGCACAACCTCCGGCTCTGCTTCCACTTTTGGCTCATCACCAAGATCAAGGCTAATTTGGTTTTTATCGTCTGCCATAGGAAATCTCCTTACCAAGCAGCGTCAGGATGCGGAACGCGCCCTTGCACAAGAGCGTCATCAACAATTCGGCAAAGAACGCCGTTGACAGTGATGCTCCAAGCATCGCTAGGACGCACGATCAGCCAGTCGTGCATGTTGATTTCAACGTCTTGAAACCACTTCCCGGCGTCATCCTCAAAAGCAAGATTGCCTTTTTTAACCAAAAGGCCGACTTTGGACTGAAATTTGTCCTCTTCTCGGTTTTGGTCCGGCAAAAAGAACCCGCTTTTGGTCTTCTCCGGGCGCAAATAGACCGCGATCAAGAGTTTATTGTTGAACAATTCAATCCCTGACAGATCGCCAATCTCGCTAATCAACTTCTCCTTTGGATCAACCTCATGATCCATCACCATGTATGGCATGTTTAAGCCCCCTCTTCCTTACCGTTAACAATGGCTTGCGCCTCATCAACAAGCTCTAAAGCCTGCCGAAGTCCTCTGATTATTCCTACTTGGTGTTTGTATGTGGCAAAGTCAAAGTCTTCCATGACATGAATAGTTGTCAGAGACTCTTTAAGCCGCTCTATTTCTTGAGAAATAAGATCATCTAGCTTGCGCCTGAACAGCGCATGATTGGTCAACATATCGTCCCCCGTGACGATCCCCCTGTATGTAAGGTGGGACGGGAGATGGAGGGGGCCCAGTCTCCCGTCCCGATTCGCAACGTCTCGGGCCGCTGCGAATTAGTGTTTGCGCGACTGAATTTCCGTCTTTTCCAGTCGGCCAAGACCCGAGCCAGCGCCCGCGTCCATATCCTTGTAGGAGCGATAGACCTTGCCGCCAGCCTTGCGAGCCGACCGCTTGTTCTCCTGAATTTCAGTCTTCTGAAGACGGCCCTCACCCGAACCAGCGCCCGCAGTCATGTTCTTATAAGACGCGCGGCCACCACGCTTGCGCGCCATGGGCGGCATCTGAGGAGGCATCTGCGGCGGAGGAGCCGGAGGCGCGGCCATCGGCATCGGGGGCGGACCACCCTGCGGGCCACCCGGAACCGGAATCGGAAGACCCGGAGGCGGCGCACCCGGAGGAGGAGCCATCATGCCGTCGGGCTGATCACCCTTGCCAGCCGCAATGATGATGTTGATGTTGGTCTTGCCCTTAGCGCGACCGCCATCTTTGCGAGCCATACGGCCACCGGGAACAACGCCCGGAACCTTTTCGGGATAGCCCGCGCCAGAAAACACACCGCCGCCGCTCTCACGGTTCATGCGCTTCATGCCACCCTGAGACTTACCGGTGCGAGCTTCAGGCTTCACCATCTTCTTGATGAGGGCCTTGTCCATCGCCTCGTCAGGGTGCTTGGCCTTGCCGCCGTTCTTCAGGCCGGGCGTGACAGGGTTGCCTGCGAACTCCATGGCCTTGTCTTTCACCATGGACATGCGGGGATCGCCCATCATCGGGCCACCCATCATCTTTTTGGTGCGGCCACCGGACTTGCGGCCTTCCATAAACTTCTGCGCTTCAGCAGCAGACATCCCACGCATTTCAGGCTTGGTATCAAGGTCTTTCGGGCGCGCGGGCGGCAGCGGAGGGTTTTTGGGCAGCTTGCTCTCGGGCTCCGCCTTGGTCGCGGCAGGCGAGACAACCTTCTTGTTGCCCTCGTAAAGACCTCCGCCATGCTCTTTCTTGGCGCGACCACCCTTCTTCATGCCCCCAACGTGCTTGAGGCCCTCACGGTCCTCGTTGGCGTCCTTGACGTTGCGGTTGATCTTGGCATTGGCATAGGAGCGGGGCGTGACACCCAGATTGGACTTGGCCTTCTCGCCAGTCACCTTGCCACCAGACTTAAACGCGCGGCGCGAAATTGGGCGCAGACCCGTCTTTACGTCAGCGTTCAGAGCGTCCTTGGGCGGCTCGTAGCTGGAAGAATCAACCTTAGCGCCGGGCTCGCCAGCGGCGATCCTCTTCGCCTTGCTCTTCATGGCCTCGCGGGCCTTCTTGGCAACGTCGTACATGCTTGCTCCTAGCTAGGTTCTGGGGCGTCCCCCATGCTGCCGGGAAGGGGGCTTGGGCAGCGGCAAGCCTTTGCGGAAACTTAGCATAAGCGCCCTGTCAACAACAGAGCCGCCCTTGTTTTTGCCAAGGCCAATTTGCCTAGCGTACTCAGGGTCAAATTCTGCCCACCTAGAACGTAGGTTTTCTGGCAGAAGAATTAAGTAACTGACATTTCCTCTGTCTTCGACTGAATTGATATATGGGATATGGTCATATCCTTGTGATTTTAAGTATTTTTCGTAAGCCACTTTAGCATTTATAGAGTCTGGTTTTAGTTTATTTTTGTCTGCAAAGACAGTTACTTTTCGGCGCAGTTCAGCTTCAGAGAACGGCTCTCCATTACTTTTGACAAATGGTTTTTCCATGCGGGCAAGCAAAGGCATAATAGAGCCTGCCTGATTTTCATTAGCCAACCCACTTCCAAGCCCATAATCTTTACCAAAATATTTACGCAGACGGTCTTCAGCGGCTTGCAAGCTGCCAACATGCACCCCTAAAAGATCATGCCTTTGCGGGCCGCGATACATCCTAAATTCGTCAAAAGGCTCCGTCGCGCGCGTGGCGTGATAAACATCACTGGTAAAACCAAGTTCCCTTGCTCTTGCTAATCTTTCAGCTTCAGAAGCCGCCAGTTTAGCGCCTGTTGACCCCAGCGCCCCAGCCGGAGCCATTCCAAACCCGCCGCCCATGACGGTTCCGGCTAGTTCCGTAGCGCGCTGAATAGCTTCGTCGGATTTGGGGTCTAGGCGTCCCTGATAGGCGTCACCGGGCGCTGTCACGCCGCTCATGATGCCCTTTGCCATTCTGACAGGCCATGTCTGACCAAGAACCTCGCCAACATCCGCCATCTTCTCTCTGGTGTCCAACTGCTTGGCGTAGTTGACCAGATCATTCGCGGCGACGTTCTGCTCTTCCTGCGTGCGCGGGAACATGCCCTCCGGCGTGCCGCCATCCTGCATGACCTGACGCCCCACATGCGGAAGGTAATGGGTCGGATATTGGTCTTGCAGGAGGCGGGGCTTCTTCATGTCAGCGCTGCGTCAGGAGATGATGGATGATCTCCAAAGCCTTATGGATCGCCGCGTCTTTGCCCCCCGCGCCAGCGCCCGTGCGCCCGCCAGAGGCCCGGCCAACAAACTCTTCCTTGTTCTTTTCCAGCTCACGCATTGCCTTGTCTGCGCGAACAAAGTCAGCAGCACTACCCTCGTCGCCCCAATTCAGAACTGCGCGCTGCGGAGCCCCGCCAGCGGTCGGCCCCTGCGGACGCTCAACCACTCGTTGGCTGGTAGACTGGTAATCTTCACGTCCTGACGCAGCAGGCGCAGCAGCGGCCTGCGTGACACGACGAGCCAGCGGAACCGACTTGCGAACCGCAGCCGCATAAGCAGCCTGTCCGTCATCCGTGTAGCCGCCGGTAAGAGGCACCCCCGGAGTTTCGCTGCGCACGTCGTCGGAGAATGGCATCCCAGCAACGCCGCCAGACATTCCCTCGCTCTCATAGCCGGGCAGGTCACGGAACCGGTACTGAGCGTCCGACATCCCATAATCAACTGGCGCATTGCGACGGTTTATGGCACCAGCCGGGTCGCCTTCCGCACGCTGCGGCAGATAGTCAAGCAGGCTTGTGGGTGATTCGGCCAGCACCGCAGCGCCAGTAGCGCCCGCCGCGCCCGTGGTATTGAGGAGACGCTGCATACGAGGATCAGCCAGCAGGGCTCCCTGACCCGTCAAGGCCCCGCCAGACGGCGCGCCCGCAACAGCCGGAACACCAGCAGCAGGACCAGCCGCAGCCGGAACGCCCGCAGGAGCGCGAGCCGCCGGAGAGGTTGATCCGCGCAGAGCCACCGCGCTACCCGGAGGCGTCGTTACAGGACCGGCAGGCACCACGTCGCCAAACTTCGGCTTGCCAACAAGGCTGAAGCCGCGATTAGCGCCCTCCATGCTCTGCGTGCCACGCGCCGCACGAGCAATCTTCTCAGCGCGCTCCGTAGCCGCAGCGCCTCGCATTGCAGGAGCAGAACGCGCCCCCATTTGAGCCAAAGCCCGCAAGGCTAGAATGGCGGGAGGAATAATCGCAACCATCACATTAGCCCTTTCTGTTGCCGGTCAGCCTCGACTTCTTCAAGGGCCGGACGGACAAGCGGTTCAATAAGACCGACGTTTTCAGGATGCTGAAGAACGTCCTGCGCCAAGTCAATCAACTGCGTGCGCTCTTGGCTAAGACGGTTCTGGCGGTCGTTGTGCATCTCCGCCATCTTGTCTTCATCGCCCGCAAGGTCTTTCTGGGCCCGCAACATTTCCAACTGCGCACGCTGCTGGTCCATGCCAATCTTGGCGTCAATCTCTTTGGCGCGGGTTTGGCTATCCAGCATACGCGCTTCGGAGTTGCGCTTGTTGTTTTCCATTTCCGCCATGGCCTCCAGAAGCTCCGGCGGGGGCTTATCACGAGCAGAGGCCGGGGCCATAAACTGCTCGGGGTTATTCCAGCCAATGGCTTGCAGGGCGGCAACGTCCACCGCAATCGGGTCATAAAGAGACGGGCTGGCCTGCTGAAGCTGCTTCAGCGCCATGATCTTCATGAGGCGCTGCGACTGGCTCGCGGTATTGGGATCGGCCTGCGGGACAAGATCGCAATCATCCAACGCAGCCATAAACGTCTTCTCATCCCACGGGTAAGCGGGACGGCGGTTCTTCTGCCAGAAGCTCTCGGGATGCTCCTTGAACTCCCTCGCCAAAAGGGAGAACTCGTCAGCTTGCGCGGCATGAAGGCGCTTGTGAACCGAGTTAACCACCTTCTGCGCCTGCTCAATCATCGCGAGCGTGGTGCCGACCGGAGCATCCGGCTTGCCTTCCGTCACCATGACTTCAGACGTGCCACCCACGCGCATACCCGTGTCAGCCATCTGCGTGACAAGGTTCATGAGTGCGCCGGACGGCTCTTTGTACGGCAGCGGCATCACAGCTTGCGTGATAGGCATACCATTTGTTTTAACAGTTGCGCCTCCGCCCGGAGGAACGCGGAAGATATTTGTATTCTGGCGTGCGCCCGTGTCCGCCATAAGGAAGCCGGGAAAATTGTTATACATGCCAGCGTCAAGTAGCTCACGCCACGCAGCAGTGATAGCGTTAGTCGTGTTGCCCAGAATGTGAAGAAGGCCGATGTCATAGAAGCCCATCCCCGGAACAAACGTATATTTCACAAAGTTCTGACGGGCGGTAGGAAGCTCCTGATCGTCCTCATCGTAGTTGCGGACGATGCTCAGGATTTCTTTGGTAGATGCGTCAATCGTGATGCGGTAAGGAATCTCCAGCCCGGTTTCCTTACCCTTGTAGCGATGCTCAAATCCGCGAATGTCTAGCTCGCAATAGCACTCGTAGATTTCGCGGTCGCGATCATCCGGGTTGTAGCTGTCAGGACTGATACCCTGCTGGCTCATCTGCTCGCGCTGCACGCTATCAAGCTGCGGAGCTTTTGGCGTAGACAGATCAATGTCACGGTACACGCCCAAAATCTGCAACCGCTTCACAGTAGAAGGGCGCATGTACACGCGATGCGTGATGCGTTTGGCGTTGCGCAGATCGGTGGCGGAGTTGTTGACGATCAGATCGTCGGCATCCACGCTCTCTGACACGGGCCGGTTGCGCAGCGGGCAGAAGTAGACCTTCTTGAACGCCGAGCCACCGAAACCAAGCATGAGCAACATGCGGTCAGTGTCAGGGTAGTATTCCGTGGCGATGCTAGTCAGATAGTGATTAAGATCGCGCTGGAGCGCGTTAGCCATCTGATCTTGCTGCAACGTGGCGCGGGTAGAGTCATTCCTGATCTTCACCGGGCCATCGGTGGGAAGAAGCTCTGATCGCGCGTTGGCCTGAAATCGCAACACAGCTTCCAGCAGCAGAGGGTGTCGGACCTTTGACATGCCCTCAACCGGTGCGCCGTCAGCCGCGCCCGCCAGACCGGGGATTTCAATCTTCAAACCAAGGAGCTTGATGCCTTGCGCGCGGTCTTCAATCCACTCTTTGCGGCTATCCAAGTCGTCTTGGATGCCCTTCATGATGTCAGCGGAGATACGGGACAGTTCGGCAGCGTCAATGTCATCAACCAGATTGTCAAACCAGCCCTCGCCAGAACGCGAGCGGGCGGATTCAATCGGCCTGCCATCTAGTGACACGGAGATAGAGCCGTCGGCATGTTCAATCTTGAGGATATTGCCAGCGACATCCACTTCAGGGCGGTCTTCACCGCTGGCGTCGTCATACTCAATGATTACGTCGGTCTGCGCAGGCAGGGCTTCTTCTTCAGGGCCAGCCTGACGGATGTTCGGGACAAGACCGGGCGTAAGCGGCATGACTAATCCTCTTCAGAGCCAAGCTGCTCCATCTCTTCTACGAAGCGGCGTATGCCCTCTTGGGCCGCTAGTGTATCGGATTTTGCTTGGATTTCATAGTGACGCACGTAATCGTGCGGTTCCTTGCCCCAAACCTCCACCTTGAACTTGCCAAGGCTAAAAACAGAGGATGGGATGATGATGTCTACTACCGCTTGAGCAAGAACCCGGCTCATTTCTCACCTTAAACTATGCTGGATACAGTGGTTGCCACGTATTATTGCCTTGGAAGGTCATATTGGCTTCCGCTTCGGCTGACCATTCCGCGCCACGGACCAGAACTCCGGTGTCACGGAGGTGCCGCATCGCCATTGAGACAGTATCCACCAAGTCGTCGTGCTTTCCTTTGGGAAATTGGCCGACTTGGGCGATGACCATCTCCGCCCATTGCTTATTTGGCGCAAAAACTATGTTTTCGGCAAACAAATGTTGCACAGAATAGAGCCGGGCGACCTTATCTTGGCCTTTTGGGTCAAACAAATGCACGCCAAACCGCTCAAAACCGTACAAACGGCGGATTTCTTGAGCTACGGAGTGGCCTGCGGCCTTATTTTCAATGAGCAGGGTGTCAACCTTGAATTTCCGGCAGCTATCTGACACCCGTGACACAAGATCATGTAGCTCATAACGCCCCTGCCAAGCGTACATGAGCATGACTCTGGGGTGACTTTCGGCAAAAGCACGCTCGTCGCCACCTAAAACCTTGACGTTTTGGGCTACAACGTCACCAGAGAACACGCCCCAGATGGTTAGAGCGGACGGATCGTTCTCTGTTTTGGTGGTGTAGGCCGTGTCGAGGCAGGCGATGATGAGCTCCATGTTGGGGTAGATGCTGCTATCCCATGGCTGCCACCATTCTCGCTTGATAATGCCGCCGCCTTTTGGCTCGGGGCGCTGCTGAAGCTGTCCGGCAGCAGCCCAAGGTCCGAGCTGACGCTCCAAAATGGCGACTTCACCCTCGCCAAAACGTTCGGGCCAGAGGAGAGCGCCTTCACGGTCGTCTAGTTCCACCTGCGCTTCGGGGGAAATCGGTATCCGTTCACCGTCTTCGGTTACCTCTACGAGGGGCGTACCGTCATCAGCGAGGCCACGGGGGTCATGCCACCCGATGGAGGTATAGCTGTGGCGCTGCCATTCATATCTCATTGGCAGACAGAGGTGGGTCCATTCTCCTACGTCCTTGGAGAGGATATGTCCGGTCAGGTCTTCTTCCGAGAGCCTCTGCTGAATGACGATGAACGCGCCCGTTTTGGGGTCATTGAGGCGGGTTGAGAGGGCCGAGTCCCACCACTCAATCGTGGACATGATGGTTGCTTCGGAGAACGCTTCTTGGGCGGCGTTCGGATCGTCCACAACAATAATTGAGCCACCCTCACCGGTGAGCGCAGAACCAACTGACGTTGAAAGACGGGACCCGTTCTTGTCATTGTCAAACCTAGTCTTGGTGTTTTGGTCGCCGGTGAGCTTGAACCTGTCACCCCAGCGGGCCTGATACCACGGGCTTTCAATCAAGCGTCGGCATTTGACGCTATCGCGGAGAGAAAGCTGCTGGGCATATGAGGCGTGAAGGAACTGAACGCCCGGTCCAGACGTTGGGGTAAGCCACGGCTGCGCCCATACCCAAGCCGGAAACGCCACAGAAGTGAGCGAGGACTTGGAGCAGCGGGGCGGGATGTTGATGATAAGCCGCCTAATATCTCCGTCGGCCACGGCTTGCAGATGTTCAGCCACAGCTTGGATCGGCCAACCGTCGGTGAAGCCAACAGAGTCTATGTGCTGCCAGCCGCCCTTGAGGAACGTATAGAGATCGTCCTCACAGTCCGTAGCGTCTAGCTGAAGAAGCTGCTTGTCTATGTCAATCTTAGCGCCGTCAATTTCCAGAAACGCCACGGCTGCCCCCTGTCAATAATCTGACGCCACCCAGAGAAACCCAATCCCCGCCAGAAGGACGGCAGCTATGAATATAAGCTCAGGATTCGCCATTTGCTTGCTCCAACGCGGCTTCCAATTCCCTGATACGGGCGGCGAACTCCCACGCCTTTTCAGAAGCAACCTCTCGGCTGTGACGCTCTTCAGATAGCTCACGCTCCAAATCCTGTATCCGTAGCCGGGCTTCACGGAGCTTTGCCATAGACGCCAAATGGTTCTGATACAGCTTGCGGTTGCTTTCATTGGCTATATCGCCGCGCGTAGTCATATCACCCCCCTATATGCTATACTGGGAAAAAGGGGACCCAAAGGGACCCCCTCGCCAAAGGGACCCATCAGGGGGACCCGTCCGCCTTCTTCTTCCGGGCCATCCTCCCCGCCCGGACAGCAAGCGCCTTATCAAGAGCAAAACTCCGCTTCTCCGGCGATACGTTTTGCCCGCCCTTCTTGCCCGCCCTACTGGCAAGGGACCTGTCCTTGCTAAAGCTCCTACTCTCCGGCCTAACAGCCCTACCCCCCTTAGCCGCAATCAATCGCCGCTTCTCAGGGTCCATAGACGCAAAACCACGCCCACGGCCCTTACCACCACCCTTACCTGCATCACTCATAGCTGTACCCCCGTGAGGGACCCAGTATGCTATAGCTCGGTGAATAGTCAAGCCCGGTGGGGACCCAAGGTTGAATTTTGGGGGGATTTCAGGAGAGGGGTTGGAACCTTAAACGGGGGGTGGCCTTCTATTAGCGGGGGGTTGGGTAGTTGGTTGTCGGGGACCCTTTTGCGAACGCTTCTCATTTGCATCTGCCAAGGCCCCGCCCATGGTTAGCGCGGACGCGGCTGTGATCTTGCAAATGCATCTCATTCTCAACTAGCACAAGCGCTGCTTTAGCATGGCTCAGGCTGTGTTAAGCGCGGGCGAGGCTGTGCGGCGCTGCGCAGGCGAGATGCAGGCAGGATGAGGGCAGGCACAGGGGCGAGAGGTTGCCCAGATGGGCCGCGCATCTGGCACGGGGCTTGATGCGAGCCGTTCTCAATAGCGGCGGAACAAAACGTGAAAACGCGCAGGAGGCCATGCGCGCGACTTTTTGGGGCTGAGGTATAGGCGAGAGCCGCAGGGCGTCTGTGGGCTTCCTAGGGGCTTGCAGAGGCATGTCAAAAGGCTGACGCCTATTCCTGCCCTTTAGCCATGATGAGCATCCGTCGCAGGCTCTCCCTTTGCTCTGGATCAAGCTCGCGTGAGTCAATCACTGTGAGGTTGTTGTTAGTCACCTGCATCGCGTCAGGGCGCATATGCTCCGCATACTTCTTGGGCGCGATCTTGGCGATCATGCGCAGCCGCGTGTCAATCCTGAGCTTAGCCCTCTGCACGGCGACGTTATTGGCTGATCCGTCCGGGTTCACGTCCTGCGAGGCGTCGTCTGCAATGTCCAGACACTCGCTGAACCATGTATCTGCTGCGCTTTCATGCGCGCGCGAGTAATCCGCGAGAAAGTCGGGGCTTTCTCTTATCCACCTCCAAACCGTGCTGATATGCGGGAGGCTTGGCTGCGTCTCGCATATGCGCGTCAGTGGCACGCCCTCAGCCAATAGAGTGCAGATCAATTCCCTATCCTCATCCGTCATCTCTCTGGGGGGTCTGCCCATCCTTGCAGGGAGATTGTCTAGGCTTACCTTAGCAAGAGCTTTCTCTGTTCTCTGCGCCCAAGCAAGAGTCTCCTCCTCTGCCTGTGCGATCCTTCTCTCCTCGCGTCTCTCTGCAATCTCCTCTGGGCTGGGCTTCTTGCCCTTGGCCTTCTTGCCCTCGCCCTCGCCAGATGATGCAGCCGCCGCAGACATAAGCTCGCCCCCGTGAATCCTTGCAGATCAGCACTATAGCACAGCGCGCCCCTCTCTCTCATGGCGGAGTTGTCATGCAGGCCATGATTTGTTACTGTGTTCACGGGGCACTACCCCCTGCTATACCTTAACAATAGGATGAAATAACATGCTCAACCTCAACGTGAATGTGCGCCCTCTCTGCGCTCTCTCCTCTCGCGCCATGCTCGCGGGGCTGCGTCTCTCTGTATGGTCTGCGCGCCGGATTGATCGCCGCGTGACAGATCAAGTGAACGCCCAGCAAGGCGCAGCCGCAGACGCGGGGCGATATAACAAGGCGCTCCTCGCCAAGGATGCCCTCGCCCAGATCAACGCAGCCGTTAATGAGGCGCGCAGCCTCCACTATTCGCGGACCCTCCCATGGCTGGATGACGGCGCGCGGCTCCTTCCTGCAAAAGCTCACCTTGACTATTCGCGCGAGCTTGCCCGGATCAAATGCGATTTTGACGTGGCAGTAGATGAATTCGTCGCGACCTATCCCTCATATGTCGCAGACGCCCAGCGCCGCCTCGGCGCAATGTTCAATCCAGAGGACTATCCGGCCCCGGATCAGGTACGCGCTAAATTCGCGTTCGCCTCGCGTCTCCTCCCTGTGCCAGATGCAGCCGATTTTCGGGTTGATGTGGGCGATGCGGCTGCGGCTGAGATCAAGGCGCAGATTGAACAGGCGACGCAGGACGCCCTGCGCGCCGCAACGCGCGACGTTTGGGAACGGATCGCAGAGGTTGTCGGGCGCATGGCGGAACGCCTGCGCGCCTATCAGCCCCCGCAGCGCCCCGGCGACAGAGTTGAGGGCATATTCCGCGACTCCCTTGTGGAGAACGTGCGCGACCTCTGCGCCCTTTTGCCCTCGCTCAACCTCACAGGCGACGTTGATCTGGCGAGGATCGCAGACGCCATGCAGCGCGACCTCTGCGCCCATGATGCAGATGAATTGCGCCAGTGGGATCAGGCGCGAGAGGACACAGCCGCGCGCGCTGAGGCGATCCTTGCTGACGTGAAGGATTTTCTCGCCTGATCTGCGCTGCGAGCCCCAGCGCCTCGCGCGCTGGGGTTGTCGGGGCAGATCAGCCCATAACCTGATAAGGATAAGCTCATGTTACATGCTCAACTCACAGAATCCCTCATCCACCTCATGCGCGCCGACGTGCCCTCTTTTGTCTGGGGCGCGCCGGGCGTAGGTAAATCAGACGCGATCAAGGCTGCGTGCGCGGCTGAGGGGCGCGAGGTTGTGGAGGAACGCCTTTCTCAACTGGAGTCCATTGATCTGCGGGGCACGCCCACAGAGCGCGACGGGCGAGTCGTCTGGGCGCAGCCTACGTTCATTCAACGCCTCTGGGCGATTCACGAGGCCGGAGGCCGGTCTGCGCTGTTTTTTGATGAGATGAATCAAGGGAGCCCCAGCACGCAGAGCGCCTGTTATCAGATCGTTCTGGACCGTCGCATAGGCGAGCATGTTCTGCCCCCGTCCTGTGTTGTGATAGCAGCCGGGAATCGCCTCAGCGACAAGGCGAGCGCCCAGCGCATGCCCTCAGCCCTCGCGAATAGATTCGCGCATCTTGATCTAGACTGCGACGCAGACTCATGGCGTCTCTGGGCGGATCGCGCGGGGCTCTCGCCCCTCATCTCTGCGTTCATTGCGTTCCGGCCTGAGCTTCTCCACAAGATGCCCCAGCAAGAGGCGCGCGCCTTTCCCTCGCCCCGCTCATGGGCACAGGTAAGCAAGATCGCAGACGCCCCAGACGCCCTGCGCCCTGCCCTTGTGCGCGCCCTCATTGGCGAGGAGGCCGCAGGCGAATTCGAGGCGTTTGTGCAGGTTTATCGCCGCCTGCCCTCCATTGACTCCATTATCGCCTCGCCAGAGGCCGCAGTGGTCCCTCAACCCCATGAACCTGCGCTCGCCTATGCGATCTGCGGGGCGCTCGCCCGCAAGGCGACGCGCAACAATTTCGGCGCGATTCTTACCTATGCGAATCGTCTGGACCGCGATTTTGCTGTGTTGCTCTCAACGGATGCGATTCGGCGCGATCCTGCGCTGCAAGAAACGGCTGCATATGTCGCGCACGTCACTCAGAACGGGGGGGCGCTGTGATGGACGCCCTCACAAGAATCAAGGGCGCGCGCAGCGCCCTCATCCTCTCGCAGCCTTTCTGGGGTTGTCTCAGCCTCAACCTGAAACTGCAGGAGCGCCCAGACATAGACACAGCCGCGACGGATGGAGAATCCCTGTTCTTCAATGCCGGATTCATCAATTCCCTGCGCGAGCGCGAGCTTGTGGGGTTGATCGCTCATGAGGTGGAACACGTCGCACGCCTGCATTGTTTCCGGCGGGGCACGCGAGATGCGCGCCTCTGGAACATTGCTTGCGATCTGGCGATCAATGAGGGGTTGCGAGCCGCAGGCTTTCATCTCCCGGAGGGCGCGCTGTTCAACCCGAAATATCGGGGGCAAAGCGCAGAGGCGATTTACAAGGCGCTCGCCCGCGAGGAACAGAATCAGCGCCAGAAGGATCAGCAAGGGCAGGGCGCGCAAGCCCCCGGTTCGCAGGGGCAGCCTCAGCCGGGGCAGGCTCAGGGACAACCTCAGCCGGGGCAGGGGCAGGGCGCGCCTGATCCGGGGCGCTGCGGGGGCGTGCTCGACTCGCCCGCGCCACAGGGCGAGCGCGAGGCCGCAGAGGCGCGCGCACAGGCTCAGATCAGGCAGGCCGCAGCCGTCGCACGTCGCGCAGGCTCGCAGCCGGGAGCCGTCGCAGAGGCGCTGGGCGAGATCAGCCGGGGGCGCAACCCGTGGCGCGAGATTCTGCGCCGTTTCGCAGATCAATCCTCCCTGAAAGACACCTCATGGCTGCGGCGCTCGCGGCGCTCCTCCGGCGCTGTGATCCTGCCCTCTCAGGTGTCAATCGCCCCCGCGCATGTTGTCTGCGTTGTCGACTCCTCCGGCTCAATGGATCGCAGCGCCTTGCGCGCCATTGTGGGCGAGTTGCAAGCTCTCCTTGATGAGCAAGCCGCAGATCAGATCAGCCTGATTCAATGCGACACAGCCGTGCGACGGGTTGAGACGTATCAGCCGGGCGACGTGATAGATGGGCGCATGGAGGGGCGCGGGGGCACTGCGTTTGCGCCTGCGTTCGCCTATATCTCCAGAGAGATTCCAGACGCGAGCGCAATCCTTTACCTCACTGACCTTGATTGCGACTCATGGGGCGAGGAACCGGCCTGCCCCGTCCTGTGGGCCGCAACCGAGCGCCCCCGCCCCGTACCATGGGGCGAGGTTGTCGAGATTGACGCGCACGCCTGAGAGCCCCAGAGAGCCCCGCAGATCGCCTGCGGGGCTCTCCTGCTATGCCCCCACAGGGGCGAGCCTCGCCCGGCCTCAGCGCCTCGCGCTGCGATCCTGAGAGCCTGCCCCTGAGAGCCCCAGCGCCCAGCGCAGCCCCCGTGCTGCGTTGCGCCCTGCGGCCCTGCGCCACTGAGCGCCCAGAGAAAGGTTGAGCTTATGCAAGCATGATCTGCGCTATGAGCGCAAGCTATACAATGAGCGCGAGCTGTGCTATGAACATGGCCTGAGCCATTGCGCGTGCGTTCGCGCTTGCGTGCGCGTGGATTGAACCATTCACTTGGTTGATTGGTTGGTTGGTTGCGCTTGGTTGGTTGGTTTACTTGGTTGGTTGGTTGGTTGGTTAAAATAACTTGGTTGGTTTGGTTGGTTATTGTTGACTCATGGCAATTTGCCATGTATGGTTGGTTTACGGTCCAATATACCGTAAGGGAGATAAACTCATGTTTACGTATATCTGCTTCTATCGCGGCAAACAGATCACGGTTCAGGCGTTGCGGTCCTTTGACGCGCAGGAGAAAGCCGCCAAACTCTTTAAGGCTCGCAAGTCTTATGAAGTGACGGTTGTTCTCGCCGCCCGCCCAGATGGGTCTGAGGTTATCCATTCAACCGCTGGCGTATGAGGGAGGGGGCAATGAACAATTTACCCTTTAACATCGCAGACCTGTGCGGAATCATGATGAACGCCGCGCCAAAGCCGGAGCCCGAGCGCGTGAAATACGACAACCCTATCCAATGGACCGAAGAAGGCGACGGGACTTTCACCCTCACCTATTTTGGCAAGGTGGTTGGTTGGATGAACAAGACCAAACTGGACCGTCGCGAGGGTAACGCCTATCGCGCCGTGTCATTGCATGGAAACGTGCGCCTGTGTTGGTCACAGAACATGGCAAGGGATTGGTTGCTAGAGCAATACCACTAGCAGCCATGGTTGAGCGTGACAGACTTGGGGGCTTCGGCCCCCTTTTTTATTTCACGACCGACAACCTTGGACGCGGGTTATTGGCTTCGCGAATGAACACGTCATTCCAATCCTCGCCAGCAATGGTTGGGATCTTTACCTCCACCTTGCGCTTGAATTGAACCTCCAAACGGTTGGCAAGATGATACGCCTTGGCCTGACCCGTGAAGCTCGTGTCATTGTCACCAAACACAAACACTTCCTCGGCCACCTCCGGGGGCACCCACTTGGATAATAAGTTGCCATTCACGCAAGCCCAGACTGGCATGTCAAACATAAGCGCGGCGCTAATGGCAGTCTCAATCCCTTCAGCCACGCCCATGCGGGCTTTGGCAGGGGCCAGCCGGATCGCGCAGCCATCTGGCAGCTTCCCCGGCATGACTTTCTTGGATGGTTCCACCTTGGCCTTGTTTCCGTCACGGTCAAGTAATGTGATATGAACATTCACAGCCTTGTCTGTATGCGTGATGATCTTAGCCAGCATGGCTGGTTTGCGGTCATATTCTCTGATCGCATTAGACGGCCACAGACAGCCAACTCGTTGTGACAAGTATCGGTCCACCGGCCCGTCCAAAACGGGCGTCCTACCCCCCTCCCAAGCCCTGCGAATGGCATTGTATTGGTCCACCTCTGTCTGGTTGATTGGTTTACGTGTGTATTGCTGGTCAAGTCCCAGCAAAATTTCCATAGACTTGGCTATTTGGGAATATTCCTTACCTGTCACCCTCATGGCAAGGTTGAAGCCGTCACCAGCTCCGCATTGGTTGCAGATGAACCCGCCGTCCCCGTTCTGGTCGTCAAACCTGAAACGGTCCTTGCCATGACAGATCGGGCAAGGGCCGTGCTTGTTTACAAGAGCTTGAGCGTTTACTCCCAGCGCGGGCAGGATCAGACGCCATTGACCACGCGCCGCCAGCTTCAGGTCTTGGCTCATGCAGCTTGCCCCGCTGCTTGCTGTTTCGCCTTGGCCTTAGCCTTCTTGATGTTGTAGTGCCTGACCCACGAGTCGACCTCGTATGTCACCGCTCTAGCGTGAACCTTCAGCAGTGACGTGTCAGGGCCAACCTTAAACTTGTCTTTATATGCCCAGTATGCCCAGCCGGGTTTGTATCCCCGAAGATGCGCGTGCAGGAGCAACTGGCTGTACCAGTCCTGCTTCTGTTCCATGGAATATTTCTCAATCTTTTGTTTTTTGCCCTTGGTGATCTCAAACAACTCGCCGTCATCCACTTCCACGTTGGCGGTTGGCTTAGGCTCAAACCCGCAGGACGGGCAGACGCGCACCTTGGGCGGTTTCAGGAAAGCACAGGACGGGCACTCTTTCGGCAGGATCACGCGCTTCTCAACGGTTGCCGTGTTCTTTTGGCCGTCATGGAGCTTTGCGTGATGAATGTCTGTGACAAACCCAAGCCGCAGCGTCGTGTCGCTATGGTCAAGGATAAGGCAGTGATCTTTACCCGGCGCAGTCCGCAATCCGCGTCCGATCATTTGCGTGTACAGGATTTCGGATTTGGTTGGCCGCGCCAGAATGATGCACCGCACGTCGGCGTCAAAGCCGGTCGTCAGCACGCCCACGTTGCAGATGATCTTTGTCTCGCCAGTTTTGAATCGCTCAAAAGTTTCTCTGCGATCCTCATTTGGCGTAAACCCATCCATGTACTCGGCTGTCACCCCGGCCTCTTGGAACCGGGTGCAGATATGGGCGGCATGAACACGATTGACCGCAAAACAAATCGTCGGGCGGTTGTCAGCGCGTTTGAGCCACGTCGTCACGATGTCGGCCACAAGCGTTGACCTGTCCATAGCCCTAGCTAGACCTTGGATTTCATAATCCCCTGCCACGGTTTTGACCCCCGCCAGATCAGGATGGGCCGGGGCAAACGTGCGGAAGTCTGACAGGTCGCCAAGCCGAATAAGCTCCGAAGTCGTGGTTGCCACGATCAGATCGTCCCAGCGGCCCTTTGCTCCCATGCCCCTAGACCACGGCGTAGCGGTCAAGCCAATGAACGGCACATTGATCCATCGTGAATCCTTCATCCAATCATCGTACAGCTTGAACATGACATGGCACTCGTCCACGATCACCAGATCAGCGTCAGGGATCAGACGCCTCGCCAGCGTTTGGACCGAACAGACCTGCACGGGCTGATCGCGGTCAGTGAGTTCGTGCGCGCCCTGCATGACGCCAACCTCAGTGATCCCGTTCTGACGGAAACGCTCGACAGTCTGGTCAATCAGGCTAATGGCGGGCACGGTGAAGATCACGCGCTTGCTTTTCTCACGGGCCATGCGGACGATAGCAGCGGCGATCACGGTCTTACCGGCCCCAGTCGGAGCCTGAACCACGGGGCGCTTGCTCCCACGGCCAAGAGCGCGTTTCAGTTCGTCAATCGTATCTTTCTGGTATAGTCTAAGTTCCATTGTCTAGCTCCAGTCCTATATAGTACTCTACCTACTAATATTAGTTCCCTATCTGGCGAGGTATGACTCCGAGCAAGGTGATAGGTTCTCTTACAGGTTAGTGTCCGTAATAGAGACTAGGTAGTCCGTAATAGAGACTAGGGGGCCCTAGTCCGTAATAGAGACTACCCCCCTGTCATTGCAGCTTGGGCTCATCCACCAGATTGACTGTCAAGTTTGAGATTCCTGTCTCAACGTGTGACAGGTCCAGCCGGTACATGGTGGATTGATTTCCGCTCTTGCGAAGCCTCCGCTTGCGAGTAATCAGCTTCTTCTTTTCAAGACCAAGCAAACATTTGCAGATCGTGGCGCGAGACATGCCGGTATCAATGCAGAGCCTACGGATGGACGGCCAACAAACACCTTCAGCGTTAGCGTAGTTCGCCAGCATAAGTATGGTGAGTTTTTCATAGGGAGGCAGCGGTTGAGTAACTGCCCACGTCATAGCTTGGAAAGACATTTGACCACTCCGGTACGGAGCGGATTGCAATTCTCACGATTTACGGTATAAACATCACTGTCAGACCGAAATCGCGGATGCATCCCGCGTTTCATTCCGAAGCCCGAATGGTTAGCGCCGTTCGGGCTTCATCTTTTTAGACTACCCTATTCAGGCGTAGTAAGCAACTCTAACGCCTTGATAACACTATATGGTATGCGGCTTTCCCCCGATAACCACCTATAGAGAGTCCGCTCATTAACGCCGAGATAATCGGTCACTTCCGCATAGGTGTTGCCAGTCTTGTTCACCAATTCGCGGAGGTATTCCATTTCATCTTTTTGCTGTTTCTTCACGTCTATTCTCCATGACGATTTGTCAGGTTACATGGCATATTGTCATATTTTTAGCGGCTATGAGAGGCCCTTAACGCATCCTTAATTCTTTCTTCATGGGCCTGTAGCCACTTCAGCGTCTCAAGCGCAGCCGTTAATTCAGGTAGCCACGACTCTTTTGCTTCCAACGTGCTTGGGTCGCGCTTCTTTTTGCTGACAAGCTCACGCAGAATATCAATGTGACCACGCAAATTCACCACAGCACGCTCTACAGCGGACACTTGAATATCCAGCGGAACCTTCATCGCCTGCCTACAAATGTGGTGGGGCCAGCCGCGTTTTGGTCAAACAAATACCAGCAGCAATTGTCCATGCCGGTGTTCTTGGACCCCTCAATCCATTTGATCCTGCCAACTGACACGATCATGCGGCAGATATTCAGATAGCCTTTGGCTTGGCCTGTGTGCATCCAGTCGGCGTCAAACAGCAGCCACGTAGGCCGCAGCCGTGAACACCGCTCAATAATCTGATGTAGGACGGGCCGATCCCATGGCGGGTTTGTGATGATGAGTTCAGCCCCGTTCAGGTCTGACTCCTCAATCCATGAGGCGTCATGCTGGCGAATACCCGATGCCAGCGGGCGCACGTCAAAAGCTGAAACGCAGCTTAGAGCGTGGTTCTCCAAGTGCCCGGCCAACACACCCGCGCCAGCGCAGGGCTCGCAAAAGGTCTGGCCCCGTGTCAGGAACGGGACCAGAGCCATGACAGCCGACGCAGGAGTTGGGTAGTAGTCTAGCTTGGCCCGCTCAAAGTCAGACCGTTTGCCCATCTTTCCCCTCCAGCGCAGCGCGGGCCAACATGATTGTTTTCCAACAACACCACACGTCAAACATGTTGCCTGCTCCATAGTGCTCCAAAGCGTCCGAATATGTGGCTGTCTTCGGGAGATGATCCGGCCCAATAACGCACGCCAGATGGTTCCCTCCCACCATCACGGTCTGTAGCACGGCTTCCAATTCCTCTAAACGGTCAGCAGCCTCAAACAAAATGTCTGCTTCATCGTTATCGTCAGCCGTTATTTGCCGCAGCTTTTCGGCAAGCGTGTCAGTCATGTACATCCTCCCCTAGTGCTGCGCGTGCTGCATGAAATGCTTTCGCGCCTTCCGCGGCGTGAGATAGACGGTCTTCTCTTTCCGTCGGGCAAGCGGCTCCCCAAGAAACCAACCGGCGTAGCGCCTTCTCCAACGTCTCTATGCGGTCGGCGGCGCGGTAGATGATTTCGCAGCTGCAAAAGTCTGAACTACGCAGCCGCGCCACCAGATCATCAGCCATGTCTTCCCTCCAAAACATCCATTATTTCTTTCTTTAACTTTTCTATTTGAAGCCGGGCCTCCGTTCGTAAGACGCAATCTTTCGTGACAAAATCCTCCAAGCGGTTATTTTGAACTAGCAATTCTTCAAATTGTTTTTCCAGCTCTTCAATGCGGTCGGCGGCTTCTGCCCTCTGGCTGCAACAGTCCCTCGCTGGAAAGTCGCGCAGCCGCGCCACAAGATCGTCAGCCATTTTTCCCCTCCAGCGCTGCGCGGGCTTCTGCTGTGTCACACGCAACAGACCGCTCAATAATTTCCAAAGACCCGCGAAGATAACCCTCAAGCAACTCGACCCGCGCCTCCAACTCCTCAATGCGGTCGGCAGCATCGTGCATCAATGGTTGTTTGACATACGTTGTCGGCAATAAATGCGCTTGTTCGCGCAGCCGCATCACAAGATCATCACTCATCTTTCTTCTCCCCTAGTGCGGCGGGCGGGTCCCATTCATCAAATTCACGATTAAGAGCTTTTTGCGCTGTCGCTTTAACAGCCTTGCGAACAGCCATAGCGCCGTCAATTAATCCAGCCTCATAGCAATCCAATGGCGACATTGTTTCATATGGTAAATCAGATGAAACTGCGTCAGCGTCTTCTGTCCCTATGGCGCGGAAAATATACCGATAGATGCAAATTTCCCGAACATGGTCAGTCAACATTTTGCGATATTGCAAAATAGCTTCAGCAGCAGCTTCACGCTCATGCACAATGCGATCCCAAAAAGCATCGTCTGGGTCTGTAATCTCTATCTCAGACAACGGCTCTCTTAAACGCCTTATGAAAACGCCATCATCATGTTTTGGTTTAGTCATCTTCCCCCTCCAGCGCAGCGCGGGCAAACTCCCGAATTTCATCAATCGTCTGGCGCGGTTGTGTCACGCTAATTGGATACCATGCGTATATGTGACTTAACGCCGCTTCCAATTTCTTGATGCGGACAGCCCGTTCCTCCGAAATATCAACATATTCAAGATAAAGCTCATTGATTTGTTCAAGGCGGTCGGCGGCTTCCTCACAGTAACACGGATACGCCTCCTCACGCAGTCGCTTCACAAGATCATCAGTCATTACCTAATCCTCCCTCAAATGAGGAACACCAATCTCTGGCGGGTATTCAGGTTGCGGTCGATACGCCAACCGACGCGCCATTTTGAGTTGCTGTTCTAACCTTTTGACTTCAGCTTCCAGTTTCTCTATGCGGTCGGCGGCTTGCTCCATCAATATGCGTTCAGTTGTTTCTCTATAGGGGTCTGGATAGCGCAGCCGCTTAACAAGATCATTACTCATCTTTCCCCTCCAGCACTTCATTCAGGAAAGTGTTTAATGCCATGGCATAATTTGGCGCAGGGATTCCGTCTGGGCCGTCCTCAACGTCAACGTATTGGTCAATGAAGGCCATCGCAGCCATGAGGGCTTCTTCCAGTTCGCCCATGCGGCGCAGCCGCGCCTCCGGTGACAGTCTTTCATTCAGATCATTATTCATATCAACCTCCATCATGCCATTAGGACTTTGTATTCTTTACGCTCATTCTTGATCCAGTTTTCATCTGCGTTCACAAACATAGGCGGTATAAAAATCTTCTTCACCTCTGCACGCCCCTCGCCAACACGCTGGCGGCGAATATGCCCACGGCGAAGATGAGGGCGCTTTTTCGCGCCTGTTCCTAAATTGCCGCCACTATACGTCTCAGTAATTTTCCCTATTCTGATTGTAGTCGTGTACTCAGAGCTTTGAGCGTCTTGTCGTATTCTCTGAAACTTTCCACGCAAACTATTCTCTGTAACTTTCTTGTCGGCGTTTGGTGTTGCCAGAAGGACAATCAATATCTCGAACAGACGACCCCCTATATGACGACTGACTTCTTTAAGCTGCTTTGACATGCCGACCTCAGCAAACCAGTTTATCTCTTTGGCGCGGTCAAATTTAATACCAACAATAGTTCCGAGAGGATTGTTTCCCTCCCGCTGCAAATCAGATGAAAAATAAAAGAACAGCTCCATATCTTTTGCTGACCAATATCTGTTTAAGTCTTCAGCACCATCTTGCCCGTATTGGCTTACATATTGTTTATCCAACATCATTTTAGCGAGGAATGAAGACTTCACCGTTATGATGAATTTCTCAAACGGCGGATAAAATATATCCATTTCCCACATATCTCTTGCGGTGGCGTCAATGTCATCAAGACTGATTGAGTCAAATATGTCAGGCGTTAACCTGAACATTTGAGCTACCTTCTCCATCCGTGATCTCCTCTATAATCAGGGTGCATTGCGGGCCGTCTTTGACCCACCGCCCCTCAAGCCATTCACATTTGCTATCGTCTATAATCCCAGCGGACACCAAACAGTCTGACGCCGCCTTGAACAAGTTATCCAGATCACGCTTGCGTTTGTCAGGGCGCACCACAAGCATTGTGAGTTTGTATGCCCCCTCAAATTTCAGCCCCTTGGCTTGCACGCTGACTTGCCAGATCGCGGGCGTCCGCCACGCCTCATACTTAGGCGACCGATAGACCGCGCCTCCCTTACCTGTTCTCCACAGGCGGTTCATTGACGGGGGCAACGGCAGTATCAGTTCCAACCTTTTCACGGCGATCCTCCAAAGACCGCGCCAGAGCAAAAGCCACAGAAGCCTCTGTCGTCTGCAACGCCCGCGCAATATCAGCCGTGTTCATGCCACGGTCAAACATCTGGAGAATGAGTCGCTCGTCATCAAACAGGTCCGGCCTGATCAACTGGCGCGGCAAACCTGTCAGCTCAGAGACCCTGTTCAGATGCTTGAACGGGACCCTGTGCCAAACCGCAACCGCTTGACGGCTAAGGCCTAGCTTGAGTGCGAGTGCGCCTACGCCGCCAGAGGCAGCAAAGACGTTCATGAGTTCTGGTGATCTTTTGTTCATGCTCTGGACAATAAAACGCAAAAAAAGACTTGTCAACCCTTGCGCGCTGTGACATAAGCATTATGTCCCCAATACGGACGGAGATGAACCATGGCGTACCAACCCAACTACTATTTCATTGATGAGTATCAGATACCGTCAATGCCCAGCATCCTGATCTACGACACGCATCTTGATATTGAAGTGGACTATGGTGGTGACTGGTACATCAATGCGATCTCTATGCGTGATAGCGATGAGAGGATTGTGCAATTCAAGAAAGGCGACTGGCTGTTTGACCTGCTAACCAGAAACATCTACGCTGACCATGGCATGATGGAATTGATCTCTGCTGAATGTAAAGTCTGATAACTAAACTCGGGAGCAATCTTATGAAAATGTCTGAGACGATTACTGAACTCGCTGGCGCGCTTGCTAAGGCACAAGGCCAGATTGAAGACGCCTCCAAGGGTTCTGAGAATCCTTACTTCAAGAGCCGCTATGCTGATCTTGCCGCTGTGCGTGCTGTGATCCGTGAGCCGCTTGCTGTGAATGATCTCGCTATCATTCAAGCTCCGCGCACCGTTAACGGCGGCGCAGAAGTTGAAACTATGCTCGTTCACAAGTCTGGCGAGTTTATCTCTGAAACGCTGTTTATGCCTGCGGGAAAGGCTGATCCTCACGGGTATGCCAGCGCGATCACCTACGCTCGTCGCATTGGCATCATGTCTCTGCTTGCCCTCGCCAGCTATGATGATGACGGCAACACTGCTGTTGATTCCGTCAAGGAACAGGCTCCGCAAAAGAGCAAGCCCAGCGCAGACGTGATGGCTGCTGCAAACAACGCTGCAAAGCAGGGCACGCCCGCTCTGACGGAGTGGTGGCGGTCCCTGTCTAAAGAAGACCGCTCACTGATTGACAGCAACACCATTAAGTCGCTGAAGGCGGCGGCCAAAGAAGCGGATGGCGCTAGTGAGTAAGACTGGCGACATAGCGTATGAGATGGAGCTTATCAGCTCATCCATGCGCGCCTCCCAGCGCATCGCGGAACTTGAGTCCGCGCTGCGCAGGATCATCAATGAAGTCATCCCCGACAGCATACGGGAGATGAATCAGATCGTGCGTGATGCTGAAGATATTTTGGAAAAGGAATGGTGATGGAACAGCGCACAGATGAATGGTTTGCCGCACGTCTTGGCAAGGTGACTGCCTCGCGCATTGCTGACGTTATGGCAAAGACCAAGACTGGCTACGGTGCAAGCCGGGCTAACTATATGGCAGAACTCATCGTGGAACGTCTGACGGGTCAGAAGGGGGACTCCTATCAGAACGCTGCGATGATCTGGGGCACGAACACGGAACCACTGGCGCGTGCTGCCTACGAGGCGCACAGGGGGGTGCTAGTGGAAGAAACCGGGTTCGTGCCCCACCCATCTGGGGCAATGACAGGTGCCTCGCCAGACGGCCTAGTTGGAGATGACGGCCTTGTTGAGATCAAGTGCCCCAACACGGCCACTCACATTGACACGCTCATGTCAGATGACGCGCCGCCTAAGTACTTTGCTCAGATGCAATGGCAGATGGCCTGTACTGGCAGGGCGTGGTGCGATTTTGTGTCTTTTGACCCCCGTATGCCAGAAGAGATGCAGTTGTTTGTTGTCCGTGTAGAGCGTGACGACACGTGGATCATTATGGCTGAAGAGGCGGTTCAAGCGTTTCTGTCTGAACTGGATGAAATGGTTTCCAAGCTGAAGGAGAAATATAATGGCGTATGAGCTTCGGGATAACAGCGGCTCTATGTTCAAGAACACCCGCAAAGATAATGACAGACAGGCCGACATGACCGGAGATGTCATGATTGACGGTCAGACCTACTGGATCAACGGCTGGCGCAAAGTGGATAAGAACGGCAACCCTTGGTATTCATTCTCTTTCAAGAAGAAAGAGCCGCGCCAGAACGCTCCCCAATCTGCCCCGCGTCAGGCTGTTTCTGACGACGAGATTCCTTTTTGACCATGGACGCAAATCTCCCTCTCTCAGAACAGTTTCGCGTCATCGCCAAAAAGTGGGTTGATGCGGACTCTGCGGCCTCCATGTTGGAGGAAACCAAATCTAGCGTGCTTGCTCAGATGATGGCGGGGCAGGGAGATATGCCTGTCAGTCGCGCCGAGATGAACGTCAAGGCTTCTGGCGAGTGGCGTGAGTACGTCAAGAGCATGGTAGAGGCGCGTGAAAAGGCGTCTCTGCTCAAAGTCCAACTGGAATATATCAGGATGCGCTTTCATGAGTGGCAATCACATGAGGCCACCAAGCGCGCGGAAATGAAGCTGTAGGAGATATGATATGAGCGATCATGAAGATGAAATTGAGCAATTGACTCGCCTAGTAGATGAGGTCCGAGAGGGAATAGAAGCTGCTGTTAAGTTAAAAAAAATATCAGATCAGATTATCAAGATTTTGGAGAATGTAGATGAAAGCATGGCGCTAACTATTGCCACGGTTGTTGCTGGGCGTGTCATTAGCTCTGTCGCAAAGAACGGAGTTGCCGCAAAGTGCATGTCTGCAACCATGCACGCGCGCATATACGAGTTTGTGCATATGAACTTTGATGATGAAGAAGAAGACGATGAAGAGCAAATTTTGCAATGAAACGGGTACGCATCACGGCCAAAACGCGGGCTGACATCTTTATGCGGCACGGCGGCATCTGCCACCTGTGCAACATGAAAGTGATCCCCGGACAAGAGTGGGACGTGTCACATGAAATTCCATTGGAAGCAGGTGGCGCTGACGATGCTAGTAATTGGCTGGTTGCCCATCGCAAGTGCCATCGTGCTCATACTGCTACTGTGGATGCTCCCCTGATCGCCAAGGTAAAACGCATACACCAACGCCACATTGGAGCCAAGAAATCCAAAAGCCCGATACCGGGTGGCAGGAACTCCAAGTGGAAACGCAAGATGGATGGAACCGTTGTCAGACGAGACGCAGAGAGCTGAATCTCACGAGAGATTCCTGAAGCGTTTGGATGGATCACGTCCTGCTCTTTTTAAGGTAGCTGAATGGCTGCATAGAAAGGGCAAGACCGTGACCATTCCTGCTATTCGGTATTCTCCAGAGCATAGAGAGTTTCTGAAGTACGTAGACAAGGGTGACATCATCATCACCAATGATGACGGCAGCCAATCAATAGTTGAGGTCAAACACTTCAAGCAGACCAAGTTTACGTGCGCGGAAGACTTCCCTCATCCGTCCGTGATTGTATCAAACATATATACCGTTCAGAGAAATCGCGGGCACATCTCTGCTTACTTAATTCTGAATAAAGACATGACTCATATGATTATTGTTAAAGGAAGCAAAATAGACGAGTGGGAGATACGGGATATATACGCATCAAACACTCAAAAGTTTGAAAAGTACTACACGTGCCATCCGAAAGATTGCAAGTTTATCTCCATTGAGGAACAGAAATGAAGCTGCTCATCACAATGAACATGCCAAGCGCCAAAGAGTACCTTGTCCACCAGATGACGGTTGAGACAGAGTGTGAAACGCTTGATAAGTTTCTGAAGCAACTAAATGACGACATCTTTGTTAAGGTGCTTCTTTACTATAAGCGCAAAGATCACATAACGGGAGAGACAATATGGGAAGATAGGGGTGATATACTCTTAAACACCAATCATATCGGTAAAGTGCAAGTCTACTTGGAATACGGAAAGGAACAGGACTATGATGAACCACACAGAAATTTTGACAACCGCAGCGCACACGTTGAAAGAACGCGGCCATCAATACGGCCCCGTGGAACTCTCATTTGATCGCGCCGCGAAGCTCGCATCTATCCGCCTGAACAGGCCGATCAGCATGTATGACGTTGCAATCATCATGTCGTGCGTGAAGCAAGCACGTCAGACAGAAAACCCCACGCTTGTTGACTCGTGGGTTGATGACGTAAACTACACGGCTATCGCTGGGCAGTTTGCGGCTGCGCAGTTTGGAAACATTGAGGATGACATCGCCGCTATGGCAAGGCGGCTCGCACCTAAACGGGAGAATACCAATGCGCCGACTGATAGCTATGACAACGGCTACGGCTCTCACCCTAACCAGCCTGATACACCCGCTGGCGGCTGATGAATCAGCGGCAGATTTCTTCCGTAAAGATCGCGACTACTGGAGTAGGGGGCTACGCGCCCCCGAAACTCCAGCGTGGGCGGGCAAGCTAGACCTAAACGCTATGTCGCCAGACAAGGCCAAGGTTGCGGCTATGGTCGCTGCGGAAGCTAAATCCGTACTGGGCCAGCAGCACGTGCAGGACGCTCTCAGGCTGACCAAACTGGAGAGTGGGTATCGGTGCCATGTCCTTGGCCCCAAGACCCGCCACGGGCGCGCTGTGGGCCCGCTGCAAGTGCTGCCCAAGAGTGCGGAAGCCTTTGGGATCAGCTCATATGATCTTCATCGTGACTGCAAGGCGCAGATCATGGCGGGGATCAAGCACATGGAGAAGTGCATCTCCGTGGGGGCTAAGAGCTACAACCAATTAGCGGCGTGTCACGTTGCTGGCTGGGGCGGCTGGAATAAGAAACTTAACCGGAAAGCTCAGGCATACCGCGCCAAATACGTGCGGATGGCTCAGGCGTCCAAGGTGCCAGCATGGGCAGGGACATTATACACATGGTAGAGGCCGCAACATTCTTGGGGATCATTATGCTGAGTTGCATAACGGTCCTGATCATTATGGTGACAGGACTCCTGACCCTCATGGGTTGGGAGTTAGCGAGAGAAAAGTGGGATGACATAAGGAATAAGAAATAGGTGATACATGGTTGCGATACAGCATGCCCATAAAACAGTTAAGAAAATACTAGAGCTTTGGGAGAAAGGACTTACCGGCAAACAGATCGGTGAAAAGCTAGGGATGACTAGAAGCGCCGTTCTGGGGAAAGTAGGTCGTCTGCGCAAACTCGGGCTACTTGAATACAGGGACCCCGCGCAGAAGAAGAACATATCCTCCAAGGAGCGGGCGCAGCGTAAGTCTTATCCGTTTGTTAAGAGCAATAAGAGCAGGGCGCTGCCGCCACTGCCGCCGGTGGAGGACGGTTTGCGGCCCCTGTCGCTCATGGAGCTGAAGGCGACATCCTGCCGATTTGTCATCAATGACAGCAAGAAGCCCTCTGACTTCCTGTTCTGCGGCAAGCCAAAGAAGACAGGATCGTACTGTGAGGACCATCACAGTATTTGCTACATCAAGTCAGAGCCGCGCAAGCGCGACAGACCGCGCAAGGCATTTCAATTAAATCCAAGATACTTGGAGGCTAAATGATCTTACAACTTAACCCTACTATTCCTCTGAACACGCCGAAAGGCAAAGCTCTTGCGCATTTCATCGTGGACTATGGCGCAGAACATCACTGGTTATGGATATGCTTTCATGAGGATGGGGAGTGCTGGACATGGGAAAACAAGGACGTGAGAGCAACCGACAATCCGACTTTCGGTCGGAATATCAAGTCATCAAATCAGGATGGCATAATACGTTTGGGTGGTTGAGACGCCCAGAACGTGATGACATAGAGCAGGGTCTTTGGGCATATGAGGAGCCGGATGGGGACATTCGCATGTCGTCCGATCCTCGCCATGAAAAGGCTGCGTATTTAGACTTATGGGAGGCCCCAGATGGAGAGCGATTCTTTGCCTTCAGCTACGTGCCAAGAGCCAAAACCAAAAAGCTATCATCAGGTTAAGCGTGAGGTTTGTGCTAAACACGGCATAACCATGGAAGAGCTTGACGGTGAAAGGCGGACTATGAAGCTCGTTAAAGCTCGCCGCGAGGCGTGGTGGCGCGGGCGGCATGAGTGCAAGAAGAGCTATTTATGGCTTGCATTTTATAGCGGCCAAAAGGATCATACGAGCATCCTTCAGGGCGTCCGCCGATATGAGGAAACAGTTTTACGAGCTTCGCAAAGCGGAGAGCGGGAGCATGTCGCTCCCACTGAATCAGGGCCAGTAACCTAGCCTCTGGTTTTCAATAACTGTCACAGCGTCAGATCGTAACGCTTACTGCCCCGGCTTGCGTTTTGCGTAGCCGGGGCAATTTACCTTTACGGCGTAGGCGGCGTCGGAGGCACCCATGGCGAGATGGGATATTTGCCAGTCGCGATTTCCGCAAGCACCCAAACGGCCACGGGCGTACCGTCAGATTCTCGCGCGACATACGGACAAGCGACCCATGATTGCCCTGCTGTATCGTAGATTTCCAACTGGACCAGATATGCGCCGTCAGGCATGATCTGGCAGTTGTTAAGATTGCGAGCGGGTGCAGCCATCATTCACCTCAAGAAACACGCTGATACATGTAGTAATACTTGCCCGCACCAGTGTCCACGCCAGACAAGCCACGGAAGCGCCACGTGCCACTCAGAGCCGAACCAGAACCCAAGTCATTGACGTTGTATGGGGTGAATGGGCTGGTGCCTGCATAAAGAGTTGTTGATTGGTTCATATAGAATCCGGGCGTTCCCGGAGTGTTGGTGCTGGACTCCAAGATCACCATGGAACCAATCGGGTAATTGGTGTTGGTGGCTGACGTGCCCGTGTAGGGAGCCTGCGCAATCGTCACAGTAGACGTGCCGCTCACGGAAATACCACCGTCCGTGCCAGCCACAATACTGGAAGGACCAGTGTTAGTGATTGTGACGCTACCGGTAGAGCCAGAGACACTAATCCCGGTTCCCGCTGCAACGCTCGTGACGCCGGAATTGCTGATCGTGATAGAGCCAGCGCCGCCAGAGACGCCAATGCCGGTTCCGTTGGTCAAGGACGCAAGCGTGAAGCCCGACCCATTGCCAATCAGGAGTTGACCGTTAGACGGCGTAGAAGCCGTGCCCGTGCCACCGTTCGCGACCGGAAGGGTGCCGCTAACGTGAGTCGTCAGGCCAATCTTGCCCCAAGAGGGAGCCGCGCCGACGCCACCAGAAATAAGTGCATTGCCCGTCGCCGTACCCGCCAGCTTGGCGAGGGTGCTGCCCGTATTGGCATACAGAATGTCGCCAACAGCGTAAGACGAGAACCCGGTGCCACCATAGCCAGCGCCAAGCGTGCCCTGCATAGAGAACGTGCCAGACGTTGTGACCGGCGTAGCAGGTGTGAATGACAGGCCAGTTGTGCCGCCATCAACCGTAATGCTCGTGACCGTACCGCCACCACCGCCGCCGCCAGCGTTCGCGGCCCAAACAGGAACCCCGCCAGACATGGTGAGGATATAGCCCGCCGTGCCAGCCGAGAGTTTGGCAAGCGTGTTGGTGCCAGAGGCGTAAATGATGTCGCCAGTGGTGTAGGTCGTGAACCCAGTGCCACCACGCACCGCAGTTACAGGCACGTCCAAGTTAACTTGACCGCCAGACACCGTAATGCCCGTGCCAGACGTGACCGTGGCATCAGATGACAGGCGGATATTGGTGCCATCACTGAAGATCAGCGTTCTGGCGTTCTGCGTGCAGGTAACGGATGTGCCGCCGCCAAGTGAAGAAACGGTGAAGGTGTAGGAACCCGTGGTACGGTTATCCACAATCCACTGACCGCCGACACCGGATGGAATCCGGTAGGTCACATTGCCGACAAGCGTAGCAGTAGAGGCAAGGATAAGAGCCTGATATTCCGTGTCCGCCAGCGTGCGTGTGCCGCTCGTATCGGTGAGCGTCGCCACGCCGCCAAACGCTTTGTCAATGATGTCCCAGTCAGCGTTAACCGGCACATTCCACGTATCAATGTAGTCGTTATTGCCCGGCTTCTCTAAGTTCTTGTTGGTGGTGTACGTGGAGGTCATGTCTCAGTCCTCAGATGTGCCGGTTCGCGATCTCTAGCGCCTTGGCAATATGCTCATCCGGCGCATTGAGGAGCGGTTTAGTTTCCTTGCCAAGATTATGCTTGGCTTTCTCTGCCATGGCAACAAGACGGTCAGCATGACCTTCTGCGCCCATCACTTTGCCACCATCAGCGCGGCCAACCCGATCCGGCGGAAGGCCATAGCCCGATTCTTCCTCAACAGGATATAAGCCGGGCACATTTCTGACAGGTGCGGGAATTGTAACTTCAGGGCGGACCACGGGAGCGCCTGCCTTCTCTGCCCCAATTTGGACAGACCTCGCCAGACCGCGTACCCCTGAGCCAATGCTTTCCGCTGCAAGAGAACCAAGGATTGAGCCGGGGATGCCATGAAAAGAACCCGCGATGCCGCCAATTACAGCCGGAGCAACGCGCTTTGCGGCCTTAACAAATAGGCCCTCTTTTTCTGCATCAGCGACTTTGCGAGCATTGATGATCTTAGTCGCCTCTGAGAGACGACGCATCTGACTAATCTCGGCGGGCGTGAACACCTTCTTGGCAAGGGAAAGGTTCTCAGGCGCAAGGAAGCTATCAATCTTCTTGGGAAGATTTGTCAGATTGTTTTGGAAGTCAAAGGCGTAGTTCTTGATGTAGCGATCAACCGCTTCCATGCCGGGAGAGCCACGACCAAGCGCGGACTCAAGTTTCTCATAAACCTGAGCGCCCATGTTGCCCTTGAGCAAGTTGGAATTGATAACCGCCTGAGCGGTTTCAGCAGCAGCAGGCTCAACAAAAGTTGTCATGCTGCCATCAGGCTCCTTGAATTTCTCAAGCGCCTTGCGGAAAACCTTTCCCGCATCGTCTTTTCCATAAAAGGTTTGACGATATATGGACCAAAGATCACGAGACTTTTTTAGGTCCTCAACAAGAGACTCGCCGCCCGGAGAAGAAAGCCTGCGGCCAAATGCTTGTTGAATTGCAGATTTAGTTCCTTGGTCAAAAGTTCCCGCATAAAACAAATTGTTTGTCAGGGCCTCATCAAGAGAGTTCATGAATCCCTTCTTCATTGCCTGAATGGCGATGCGATCTTCTCCAGAGGCTTTTGCCCATAACGTATTAAGGCCCTTATTTACCTCATCAAGATTTTTCATGTTGATGGGCTGATTAAGGGGCAAGTGACCAGAGCCAACATCACTGAGAAGGCGCATAGCCTGCGGGGCATAGGTGAACTGAGGCAGCCTGTCGTAACTGGTCGGAAGACTCCGACTGTTTAGTTCTTTCACAACATTTGGCAGGACCAGATCGGTAAAATCCGTGTCAAAGTAGCCGGGATGAGAAAAGGTCTTCTCATACTGAGCTTTCGCCATGTTGTAATAGTCACGCTCTGTCTCATAGAGCGCGCGAGCAACAGCGGACTCAGGCGGACGCGGACCAGCCATAGCCTGACCAGTCTCGGCAATCTTCTCGCGAGCGGTAATCGCGCCTTCTTCGGCAGCTTCGGCGGCAGACACCGGAGGCTTCTTGCCCGTCACCATGCTCTTGGTCGGGTCAATACCTTCCGCTTTCAGTAGAGCTTCTTTTGCAGCCGCAACAGAAATACCCTTCTGGCCCATGACTTCTTCAAGCTGCGGACGGATGCGTTGAATATCTTCAGGAGACAAGCGCTTGCCAAACGCTTCCTCCACTGCTCTTGCAGCAGCCGGAGAAAGCTCACCAGCGGCATCCGTCACATCCGGCTTCTTGGCGAGGCGACTTGCAATGCCACCGATGGCAGGGCCAAGCACAGCACCCGCACCAGCGCCAACCGCAGCATCACGGAGAGCTTTAGCGCCAGCGCCTTCTTCAGCCGCAAATGGCCCTCCACTCTCAACATAAGAGCCCGCGCCAGACAGAACCCCGCCCATAGTGGATGCTTCAGCGGCCCGTCCTGCCAATTCACCAGCACGAGGAGCCACCACAGCTTTAGCTGCCTGACCAGCCCTCGCCACAGGACCGAGAGGTACGGCCAAGCCGCCCACAAAGCCAGCGCCCATTCCGACCTTTGAGGCAATCGGACTGCGCCGGGCAAGGGCCTCTTCATAGTCCTTCTGCTCTTTATAAACCTCACTGTAGGGACGATCCCCAGAGAGATATGTCTTCAGAGCGACCGCATGAGAGGGCGCATTAAACAAAGCGGTATTGAGCGCGCTGTACGTGCCAGCTTTCACAGACTCAGGGACAACACCTTCCGCAGCCTTGATTTTTGCCTCGTCGGAAAGAGCTTGCTGTTCCCCGGATGTCAGCTTTGGAGCAGGTCTGGATCCAATGCCAAGGTCGGCATCAGACAGCAGATTTGGTTTGTCCAAGCCAAGATCGGCATCAGAAAGCAGCTTGTCGCTCATTGTCCCACCTTCTGCCAGCCAGTGCCCATCCAGCGGTACTCACCTTTACCGGGAACCGTATAGACCTTACCAGTCTCGCGCTGATCCGCTGGCGGGATTGCAGGCGCTTGCGTTTCTCGCCCCTCGCGCTCACGATCAGAGAACTTGTTGAAGTTATAGGTCTGAGCAAGGCTGTCCAAATCGCGCCGCTGAACGCCACGGCCAACCGGAATCTCCTCAAAGGCTTTGCCAATGAACTTCTTTTCCTCATTACCGCTAATTTTATCGTAGTCGGCCACAAAGTCTTCCGGCGTGATGCCACGACCGCGCTTCAGGTAATCCCTGTCACGGGCGTTGACATAATCCATTTCTCCAAGAGCGCGCCCGATAAGCGCATAAGTAGCGCCGGGATCAAGCGACGGGTTGGGAACGGTCTGAACGGCTTCCGTAAGAGCAGCCTTGGGCGAGCGCGACAAGTTCTGATCGCCAACCACGCTGAAGGCTTGAGACAGGGCAATTTTAAGCGCCTGATCGTAGCTGGAGGTGTTGAAGCTTTCAGGCAACTGGATACTGAACGTCCTCGCCCAAGAAGCAAGTTCAGCCTTCAGCGGTTCAGCGCGACCCGGCTCAAACTTGCCGTAAATGTCAGCAAGTCGCGTTAGGGCACCACGTGCTTGAGAATATCCTTGTAGGCGCTTGTTGATGTCAGCACGATACTCTTCACCGCGTTGCGTAGACGCCTTCTGGATTTCCAGATTGTCCTTGTACTGTTTGTCAATGGCGTCCTCAACGTAAGCACGGCGGCGATCTCGCGCGTCCTTCATCAGCATAGCCATGCGCTGGGCTTCTTGCTCATTGCCCTGATTCTGAGCGTTGTTCATTTCAATTTCGTAAGCTTGAGCTTTCTTCTCAAGCATGTCTGGATCGCGGTCATCAAGAAGACCAAACTGCGCCTTGTTCTTAACCGCGTAGTCAAACAACTCCAGCTTACCCATCTTAAAGATGTCGGCAGGCGGACGTTGATCGGCCTTCGCAGGCTCACCCGGCTTTGCAGGCTCACCCTGCTTCGCGGGTTCAGCACCCGGAGCCGCCTGCGGTTGCCCAGCAGTCTGCGGGGCACCAATAGCAGGGATCGCACCGATAGCGGCAGGAGCGTTTGTGGCGGTCGTGTCAATACCAAGAACGGCGGGGGAAACGCCGATGCCTGTGGCGATCTTGGAAACCGCAGAGTTGAACTGTTCAGGCGTAAGAATCTGTCCGGTGCTTTTGTTAAAGTAAATAGTCTTGCCACCCTCAGAACGGATGACAAACCGATCCTTCACAATGTCCAGCACACTCTTGGCGAGGTCGGCCTGCTGCTTAACGTTGGACTGATAACCAGCCACACCACCAACAATGCCCTCACCGATAGCCCCCGCCAGATACGGGCTCTTGGAAGACAGCATACTGCCGACAAACGACAGCGCCGGAACCAAGAAGTCGCGAGAGGTCGCCTTCTCGGCCAGATTGTCAAACATGGACTTTGGCTCAGAGCCCTTCACATATTCCACGCCAGCCGCGCGGCGCTCGTCACCGGGAACAAGACCCGGCGGACG